GAGGATTGCTGAAATGCAAAAAGAGACAGTCAAAAAAGAAGCAGAAAGGCTTGAGGGTATGGCTGAGTGGAAAGCTAGAATTTTAGGTATAAGTCAAGACGATGTCATTTAAATGCAAAGAATGTGGGAAGGACTTCGATTCACAAAGAGGTCTCCACACGCATGTAAAGAAACACGACATGTTTCTTGGGGATTACTACGTAAAGCATTACGCCCGTAAGAACAAGCTTACGGGAGACCTTCTCCCCTTTAAGAACTATAAGGATTACTTTTCGAAAGATTTCTCTCAACCACACCAACTCATGGAGTGGGTGAACAAGTCACCAGCCCAGGAAGTGAGAGAGTACTTAATTGAAATACTACAAAAGAGAGTATCTAATAAAGATATGGGCTATGGCCCAACGGAGTTGGAGCTAAGGTCAGCTGGATTGCCATCAATTGAAGTTTACAAAGAGTATTTTGGCAGTTACACATATGCATGTGATAAGGCTGGCGTAATGCCATTGCTAGGGAGCCAATTGCCAAAAGAGTTCTTTAATGATTATTCTAATATTAAAATATTAATTGATACTAGAGAGCAACAACCTCTTTCTTTTAAAAACTCAGAGTCTTTTAAGTTGGATGTCGGGGATTATGGTGTTACTGCAAAAGATTATGATTATACTTATGTCGACAGAAAGTCATTTGGTGATTTTTGTGGCACAACTACAGTAGGGTATTCTCGTTTTTGCAAAGAGCTTGATAGGTGTAGGTCTTTGGGGGCTTATTTGTTTGTGGTAATGGAATTCTCGTTTGAAGGCATTGATGAGTGCAATTACAAAAGCTACAAGAAGTATAAACTTGATTATGTACTTCATAATATGCGTGAAATACAAAAACAATACAAGGACTGTTGTCAATTTGTATTCGCTGGTTCTAGAGAGTTAAGTGAAGAGCTTATTCCTAAACTACTTGTTTGCGGTAAGAAATCTTGGAAGACTGATATAAATTATTTCTGGTCTAAACACTTAAAAGAATTATGAGTTGGATAAAAGGAATACAAGAGTCTAGAAATAGGTTCCCAGATATTAATAAAGAGCTTTTAGAGATAGAAGGATACCTTGAGGAAGATGAAGCTAAAATACTGTTTTATAAATTTCTACGACAGAACCCATCTTTTGCTGCGGAGTTCATAACTGGGGTCAGATTGTTCCCCTTCCAGCACATGGCTATTAAGGGCATGATGGAGACCGATTACTTTTTGGGGATATGGAGTCGTGGAATGTCTAAAAGCTTCTCTACGGCCGTTTTTGCGCTATTAGACGCTATTATGAACCAAGGTGTCCACATAGGAATCATATCTAAGTCCTTTCGACAGTCAAAAATGATCTTTACTAAGATGGAAGAGATAGCTCAAAGCCCAAAGGCTGAATTTTTATCTCAATGTATAACTAGGGTGTCTAAAGCTAATGACCAATGGGTCATGGAGATAGGAACCAGCAAAATTACTGCTTTGCCTTTAGGAGATGGAGAGAAGCTTCGTGGTTTCCGTTTTGAGAGAATGATTATTGATGAGCTTTTACTCATGCCTGAAAAGGTTTTGAATGAGGTTATCATGCCGTTCTTGTCTGTCATCAAGAACCCAACAGAGAGGCAAGAAACTTATGATCTTGAAACAGAGATGATAAAACAAGGCAAGTTGACCGAAGAAGAAAGAACAAAGTGGCCTAACAACAAAATTATAGGGTTGTCATCTGCTTCTTACAAGTTTGAGCATTTGTATAAGATGTATAGTCAATATGAATCATTGATCTTAAATCAAAACGAACAAGATAAAGCTCACAGGACAATAATGCACTTTAGTTATGACTGTGCGCCTCAACAGCTTTATGATCAAAACCTTATAGACCAAGCAAAGGCGACGATGAGTCAGTCTCAGTTCGACCGAGAGTTTATGGCTGTGTTTACAGATGATAGTTCTGGTTATTTCAAGGTTAGTAAAATGGCTGAATGTACAATTCCAGACGGAGAGGGTCAGTCTGTTGAAGTTATTGGGCTACCACAGGATGAATACATACTTGCTTTTGACCCGTCTTGGTCTGAGAGTGAATCATCTGATGATTTTGCTATTATGCTTATAAAGCTTAACAAGGAATCTAAAAAAGGAACTGTGGTTCATAGTTACGCTTTGCCAGGAGCTAATCTAAAAACACATATAGAGTACATGGCTTACCTTCTGACGCATTTCAATATAGTATCAGTTGTAGGTGACTATAATGGAGGTGTGCAGTTCTTAAACTCCTGTAATGAGAGTAGTATATTTAAAAGAAAAAAATTAAAACTAAATGTAATAGATGCTGATCTTGACAACCATCAAGAATACGACAAAGGCTTACGAAGTTTGAAAAGACAGTATAACAAAGACACAAGTACTTATGTTTTCCTAAGGAAGCCAACTTCTAAATGGATTAGATACGCTAACGAATTACTACAAGCTTCTTTTGATCATAAGAGGATATTCTTTGCTGGCGCAGCCATGAATGATGATTACAATAAACAAAGAAAAGCAAAAATACCTATAAAAAAATTGAGCTTTCTGCCAAATTATCAAAACAACTCCGAACCTTCCAAAATGATTGATTTTGTTGAACACCAAAAGGATATGATGGATCTTATTAAGGTCGAGTGTGCTTTGATACAAGTAAATACATCTGTTCAGGGAACACAAAGTTTTGATTTGCCAATAAACCTGAGAAAACAAAGCAGTGCAGATAAAGCAAGGAAAGACTCTTACTCAGCAATGATACTGGGGAATTGGATGATGAATGTCTACTACGACATGATGGATGACAAGATTGAATCAAGCCAGGGTACATTTACACCTATGTTTATAGATTAGATATGCAAGATTTTAAGTCTCTAGAAGCCAATTTCGACATAATCAAAGAAGAGTATGAATCGATAAAAGAAAAAATGGGTAATTACCCAGAAACATTCTTGTATGATAATGGAGGCTGGAAAGTGTTTCCGTTTTTTAATTGGCCCATGCCGACGCAAATAGAACAAGCTTATAAATTAGCTCCAAGGACATTAGAATTAATTAAAAGGTATGTTCCTAATCATGGTACTGCAGCATTTTCTAAATTAGAGGCTAATACTATAATTAGACCTCATATTGGAGATCAGAGTGATCACTTGAGATACCATTTAGGGATTGATTGTCCTGATGGTAATTGTGCATTAAAATGTGAAAATAAAGTGTATAAATGGGAAAACGGCAAGTCATTTATATTCGACGATAGAAAAAGACACGAAGCTTGGAACAAGACAAAAAAAGATAGAGTTATATTAATAATAGATTTTATAGAATAAAAAAAATGGAATACGATTTTGAAGAACTAAAGGAGAGGTTTAAGCCTATCGAGGACAGATGGGAAGATATTAAAGCTGAATATGAAAACATAGCTGACAATTTTTCTTCATGGCCATCTACATATATAAACAATGGAGACACATGGACTCTGTTTCCTGTTTTTGATAGAAGAACAGAGAGCATTGGAGATAGAATGGGTGTTGATATTGAGGAAGTATTTCAACCTCTAGTGCCTTTAACAACAAAATTGATTAGGGAAAATATACCTACTCATGGTGCTTGTGCATTTTCAAGAATGGAGCCTGGAGCAGTATTGAAACCTCACTATGGTTTTAAAACAGCGCATTTAAGATATCACTTGGGTATTGATTGTCCTGTTGGTAATATAGGTTTGTTTTGTGAAAATAAAATATATAGATGGACAGATGGAGAGTCTTTTATCTTTGATGACAGAAAACTTCATCACGCCTGGAATAAAAGCAGAAAAAGAAGAACTATTTTAATGATAGATTTCGTACCTTAAAGTGACTTTTCAAAGTTAAAAGTTTAACTTTGAACTTTTCCGTGTATAATCTTTTATGGCGAAAAGAAAATATACAAAAAAGTCAGATTACTGGAATAAGTTCGATCAAGAACAACAGCCAATCCAGACACCATCCGAAGATTTCAACCCAGACCTTATGGGTGAGCCTTTTTATACTTCCTCAGCTTCTTTTAAGACATCAAGAGCGTCCAGATCAACATCCGCACAAGGGGCAACTAGATTTAATAGAGCTGCACTAGATAAGAAGTCAGATAGGTTTTCAAGTATTAGAAGCGGACTCCTTCCATACAAGTATTCAGCTGATGGGGTAAATGTTAGAGACGCCATAGAACTTTGTCAGAAAGCGTATGCAAACGTCTCTGTTTTCAGAAACGCTGTCGACATTATGTCTGAGTTTGCCAACACAGATTTGTTTTTGCAAGGAGGAACTAAGAAAAGTAGGGATTTCTTTAATTCATGGTTTAAGAAAATAAACCTGACAAACCTAAAAGACCAATACTTTAGAGAATACTACAGAAGTGGAAATATATTCATGTATAGACTTGATGGTAAGTTTAGAGACGATGATTTCGTAGATTTAGTTAAATCTATTACCCCAACTGGGATTTCTAAGAATACTGTTCCGATTCGTTACATACTAATGAATCCTTATGACATTGTAGCTACCAGAGCTTCCTCTTTTAATGACGGTGCTTATGAAAAAATACTTTCTGAGTATGAAATGGCAAGACTTCAGAACCCATCGACAGACGAGGATAAGGAAATCTTTGACTCTTTACCAGATGATGTAAAAGATAGTATAAAAAGAGGAGCTTATAACACAGACGGTCTGAAAATTAAGTTGGACCCAGAAAAAGTTTCACACTCGTTTTACAAGAAGCAGGATTACGAACCATTTGCTATTCCATTTGGATACCCAGTTCTTGAGGACATTAATGCAAAGCTTGAACTTAAAAAAATGGATCAAGCAATAACACGAACCATTGAAAACGTAATACTTTTAATAACAATGGGTGCAGAACCTGACAAAGGAGGTATAAATGCACAAAACCTAAACGCCATGCAAAGCCTCTTCAAGAATGAGAGTGTCGGGCGTGTTCTTGTGTCAGATTATACAACCAAAGCGGAATTTATTATACCAGACCTGAATAAAGTTCTTGGCTCTGAAAAATACAAAGTACTAAACGAAGATATCAAACAGGGATTGCAAAACGTTGTTGTTGGCGAGGAAAAATACGGCGCAACACAAGTTAAGGCTCAGATATTTATTGATAGACTTAAAGAAGCCAGGAACGCTTTCTTGGCAGACTTCTTACAAAAAGAAATCAAAAGAATTTCGAAAGAGTTAGGCTTTAGATCTTATCCTGAAGCTGTATTTAAGGATGTGGATATGAGAGACGAAACACAGCTTATGAAAGTTGCCACAAGACTTATGGAGCTTGGTATTATTACACCTCAACAAGGAATGGAAATGTTCCACACTGGAAAATTCCCAGAAGTGGAAGCTATAGGGCCAGCCCAAAAGAAATTTATAGAGCAGAGAGAAGAGGGTTATTACAACCCTATCGTGGGTGGAGTGCCTATGATTGAGCCAGCTGGAGACGATGTAAATGAAGGACCAAATGCACAACCTGGAAGACCAGAAGGTACATCAGGAATACCTCAAGAAAACTCTGAAGCTAAGTATTCTAGGAAAAATATAGAAAAAACAATTCATAATCTTGAAACGGTTAGAGCCGAAATTAAAAAGGAAATGAAGGACAAATTAAGCATAAAAAGATTCACCAAAAGAAACGAGAAAATGCTTGATAGTTTGTGTGAGGCTATAGTTTGTTCTACAAGTGTTGAAAATTGGACGCAAAAAGCTGTTTCTTGTGTATCTAACTTGGAAGACATACAACATTTAAATGTTTTGCCTGAGATACTTGATATATCAGCCGAACATGAGTTAGATAATTATTCAGCCGCAATACTCTATCACAGTGATGAAAAGAAGTAGAAAGAACAAAGTCCCATATAAATATACAGCCACTTTTGAAGCAGAAGTTTTTTCTTGCGATATAGGTGGGGACTCTTTTATCTCCAAAGCTTCATTAGACAATTTAGAATCACTTATCCCTAATGGTATTAATTTCGAAGACAACATTGACCTTATGGGCGTTGCTTTTAATGCCGCTGTAGTAAATAAATTTAATAAAAATGGCGATGGAATTGATTCCAGTACGGCCATTGAGTATACCAAAAACTTTATACATAAACCAACAAATATAGAACACGATAAAGATAGAATCGTTGGTCATATTGCTAGTGCTGGTTGGAGCGAATACGGGACAAGTAGAGTCATGCAAGCAAACGAGCTTGCTGGTTACAACAAGCCTTTTAATATCGCTCTTGGCGCTTTGGTTTATAAATCAGCCAACCCAACATTTGCAGAAGCATTAGAAAAATCCTGTAGTTCAGGAGATGAAATGTACCACTCTGTATCTACAAGTTGGGAAGTCGGTTTTTCCGATTTTGTCTTGGCTGTTGGCAGTGAGTATCTTGACGAAGCAAGAATTATATCTGATCCTGATGAAATGGAAGAGATGCTTGGCTCGTTGAGATCGTGTGGAGGATCTGGTAAAACAGATAAGGGTGAAGTGATTAACAGGCTCATCACAGGCAAGATTTATCCGTTAGGTGTTGGTTATACAACTAATCCAGCAGCAGATGTCAAGGGCGTTTATATGAAGCCTGATAAAGAAAGATCAATTGTTATAAAAGACAAAAGAGATAAAAATATTTCACAAAGTGAAAAAACTAATGTAAACCTTAAAAAGAATAATTCTATGGAAACTGAAAAAGTTATTAACGAACTGAAGGATCTTCTTCATGAAAAGAAATTCTCGCAAGAAGCTGTCGCTTCTATGACCAGCACCTTTGCAGATGCTATCAAAGAAAAAGACGAAGAGTTTCGTGCAGAACTTACTAAAGCACAAGAAGAAAAAGAAGCTGTTGCTGCAGAGCACCAAGAACTTAAAACTTCAGTCGAAGACTTGAAGACAAAGTTCGAAGAAGCCCAAAATAAAATCGCTGAATATGAAGCCTCAATCAAGGCTGAACAAGCGGTTGCTCGTTTTAATGAGCGTATGGACGTACTCGATCAAAAATTTGATCTTGAAGACGAAGATAAAGAGTTTTTAGCTAAAGAGCTCAAGTCAGTCGAAACAACAGACGAAGCGTTTGCTTCCTTCCAAGAGAAGATGGATGTTGTTTGGAAGCACAAGAGTAAAGAAGCTAAAGCTGAATTTGAAAAGCAAATTGAAGCACGTATTCAGGAGGAAGTTGAGAAAAGAATCTCAAAGCCTACTGAAGAAGTTGTAGCAAGCAAAACCGAGGAGGAAATCCTTGATGGAGCTGAAATTACAGAAGCTTCAATTTCAAATTCAAACGAAACCGTTTCCCGTGATGAGGAAACATTACAACAAAAGTTTGCTGCAGCTTTTGATCGCAGCAATATAGAAATTTCATAAAAATTTAACAAAAAAAATAAAAACATGTCATTAAGAATTCTACCATTTAGACAATACGACGAGAATGATGTTATCAATCTCTTCGCCCTTGACGGTGCTAGTGCAAACGAGTCTACTACAGGCTCTGGTGCTGGCGATGCTGGTGTCTTTGTAAAGGTTTCCGCAGGAAACTTTGATCTAGACCCTGTATCATACTCAGATAACGCTTACCAAGGTAAGACCGATTATCCTTTCGTTAAAGCTCAATACCCAAGTGTTAATCTTGAGATTGCTCCTGCCGAAAGCGGTGACGCTCTTCTTGGACTTACTCTTCGTCAAACTGCAAAGTACGACGAGAATGGCGAAAAACTTCTTTACAACCCAGTGAAAGCTGAAGAGCTTGGCTGTGTTATGCCTGGACAAGCTGTTCCTGTTGCAACCCGTGGTGTATTCACCATCACTTCTGATGCTTACACTGGTGCTCTTGCAGTTGGTGGCGGTATCGCACTGAGTGCTACAGCAGGTAAAGTTGAGGCTTGTGCCGCAACCGCAGCAGAAAAAGTTGGTACTGTGATCGGAACTGGTTCACGCACAAGTGGAAATATCCCAGACGCATTCGCAGGTGATTACGCAGTTATTGCACTTGGTCTGTAATTTAACAATTAACTAGAAATATATATAATAAAATGAAAATTTCACTTAAAAGAACTCCAGAACAGGTCGAGCTTATTAAAGCTATGGCTTCTAAGAACCGTTCGGTTGCTTACGAAGCTCAGGTTGCGCTCGCTCAGTTTATCGGACCAGTCATTGCAGAGGTTATCAACAATGCACCAGTGCTCAGTAACTTGTTTACTCCACTTCAGTTTAACTCAGAGGACAATCCTTCCATTCCGTTGGATCTGTACTATGACGTTACTGATGAGGACTATGTAAACATCTACAGTACTAGCGTTGCTGGTGGTCTTCCTCAGAACCAAGTAACTCCTACCGTTTCTGAGCTTAAGATTGCTACTTATAGCCTAGACACAGCTGTTAGCTTTGATCGTCGTTATGCAGCCAAGAGCCGCATGGACGTTGTAAGCAAGACATTTACTCGTATGGCTCAAGAACTCCTTCTTAAGCAAGAGCGCACTTCTGCTAACCTTATTATGGGTGCAGTCGCTAACGCTTCTACTAACGGCAAGGATCACGTTTTCCGTGCTGGTGTAGACGGTTCATTCCTTCTTGACGATTTCAATAACCTCATTACCCGTGCAAAGCGCATTAACACCGCTTGGAACAAAGGTACTCCAGAAGGTGGTCGTCGTGGAATCACCGATCTCATGGTTTCTCCAGAAGCTGTTAAGTCACTTCGTGAGATGTCCTACAACCCAGTAAACACCAAGGGTCAAAATACTGACCTTGCTGCTACTGAAAGCGTTCGTGAATCAGTATTTAATGCTGGTGGTGGTCTCCCTGAGTTTTACGGTATTTCCATCATGGAAGTTAACGAGCTTGGCGTCGGACAGAAGTTCAACACAATCTTCGACACTATCGCTGGTGCTACAACCTATTCTGATGCAGACGGTGGTTCTACCGCAGTATTCGATGGTGCTGCTGACGAGATCCTTCTTGGACTTGATCGTGGTCGTGACTCTCTTATCAAGGCAATTGCCGTTGACGAAGAGAATGGTTCAGAAATGAATCTTGTCGCTGATGATCAGTACAGCATCCGCCAGAACAAGATTGGCTGGTTCGGTGGTATTGAAGAGGGTCGTATGGTCCTTGACAATCGTGCCCTAGCTGGACTTATCTGTAACGGACTGTAACAGTTAAAACAAAAAATTTAAAGGTCATCCTTAACGGGGTGGCCTTTTTTTGTGTAAATAATGTATAACAAGACTATAATATAAGTATGCAAGATGAAAATCAAAATAAATTAGATGTATCTTATGGTGTAGATAACGACAGTGCATCCGCTGAAACAATTAAAAATATGAAAAAAGGAAAGAAAAAGTCCAATATGGCTCAAGCTAAAACTCAAGTAGAAGCTAAAACAGAAGAAGCTCCAAAGAAGCCTAGCCTAATTAGCGAAATCAATGAAATGAAAGCTAGGAACGACACAAGAAGCCCTGAGTTCGCAAAGAAGATGAGTGAACTTGAGAATATTTTAGGTGTTGATCAAATCAATCCGTTTGGGACAAACGAGCTAGATGTATTCGAAGATAAACTCAAGGGAATGTCAGAGCGTGACTTACAAGACATGGCTTACAAGGTAGGTTTAAACCCATATATACCAGGACAACAACTCAAAGGAGTTCTCAAGTCTGAATTCAAAAGCTACAATAGGAATAACATGAGAAACTCTATGCCTACCAAAGTAGACACCATCAAACTAGATCCGAATAATCCTGATCACGCAGAAACAATCAAAATAATTGGAGAGGTTTAATGCAGGTTTTAGAGGAATTAGCTCAAGAATTAATGCAGGATGAGTTCGATAATGACTCCTCATTAAACTCAACACAATCTATTCTCTCTTGGATGAGAGCAAATCTTGGTGTTCTTAATGGGCTTCTTGATCAGTGTTATGAGCTAGATGGCGATGACATGGACGAGGAGGCTCAAGCGATATACAAACAAGCATATCTATACCATCACTACTCCAAGAAGGCTAGGAACGCTCTACGTGGCATTATGGACTGTTCTGTCAGCTCTGGCGGTGAGGTTGCATCAATAAGCGATGGAGAAAGTAGGGTTACATTCACAAATAAGAATGAATCTGCTAAAATAATTAGAGCTTTTGCTAATGACGCTAAAAACATTATGGATGAACTAGTCCATAAATACAATATGTATCAATCAGAACCCAGGCAGGTTTCTGGATTGGACGGATAATTTTCTTTTGTTGTTTGTTTTGGTTGTAAGGAGTCTCGTCTTTTAGGCGAGGCTTCTTTTTATTCAAAGAAACTTGGGTGAACATGATTGCCGCAAATAGACCTATCGTGGTTTGTTTTACACATATAAATTAGGTGGTAATAATCTTCAATTTGTTCCCAAGAAGTATTCATTTGCTCTAAGTATTTTTCAGCAATGATAGACCTTATTTTTAAAGCTCTTTTAAATAGCTTTGGGTCATGCCTAAGGGTGTGGAAGCCGTATTTATGTTCTGTCATGCAATAACACCTAGCTATATCAAAAAAAGGTGGGCCTTTGCAAACGTCGGCAAAATCTATAAGATAAGGACCTTCTCCCGATACGATTACATTGCCAACGTGGAAATCGCCATGACACAGGTTTTCTCCTTCTGGCAGACTGTTTAAAAGTTTTAATCCTTCTTGTTTTTCTTCCTTGGTATGCATCGTGGAAGATGAGATCTGATATCTTATTGAGTCTTTATAACTTGAAGATGATTGGATTTTGTGTTTTAGTACTTTCTTATGTAAAGAAGACAAGTAAAAAGAACAGTCTTCTAGTTTTTTGATATCTTCTTTACCTTCTCCTTTGAGAAACTCCTCTTCACTTAGGTCTGTTAGTCTGGGGCCTTTTATGTATTCATATATAATACCTAATCTGCTTTTGATATTATACCTTCCGTAGACCTGAGCCTTATTAAAATCTAAATCTTTAATAAGCAGGGCATTTTTAAATTCTTTTTCAACAAAATCTTCGCAAGTGAATTTCGGGAAGAGTTTTAATATCTTTTCTTCGTTTTTATCTAGTAGTATTGTAGAAGTTACTGAATCAGCAATTACATTATCGTATTCCATGATGTGCTGTTTTAGAGAAGTTAACAAGATAGTGATAGTCTTTAATATCAGACCACGAAACACCCATATCATTTAGATATAAGTCTGCAAAAGTTTTTAAATCTTTCCTGAACTCTTTAGAAAAGTTTTCTTCTAAAGTCTTTTTCCTGTAATTTTGAACTGTGCAGCAATATGTTTTAGCTATATCAAAAAAGATTGGGCCCCTTGTGATACTCGCAAAATCAATAGCATAAGACTCGCCTTCTGATATTATAACGTTGTTTGGGACTAGAGATCCGTGGCATAAAGATTCTCCTTCAGGAAGACTTTTAATAAGATCTAAAGCTTCTCTTTTTTCTTGTTTTGTATGGACTTCAGATCGCTGAACCTTGCGTGTTAAGTTTTTTTTGTAACTAATTGCATTTTCTGGGGCTTTGCAATTAAGTAGTCTTTTGTGCAGAGATGATAATTGAAGTGAATATTCATTATAAGAACTATGGGTTTCTTTATAAAAATCATCTATTAATAAATCTTTTAATTTTTTACCTTTGATGTATTCGTAAATAATACCCATTTTGCCATGAACCTCATTTCTTCCAATTACTTTAGCCTTGTTGAATGGTAGGTTTTTAATCATTAGGCTATTGTTATATTCGTGCTCTATTCGTTTTTCATTGGTTAAAAAAGGAAATTGTTTTAATACAGTTTTACCATCAAAGCTTCTAAAAACTTTGATCAGAGAATCTTCATATAAAACTTCTTCATATTTCATTATTCTTTTTTAATTAATTTAACCAAGAATAGATAGTCTTTGATTTCCTCTAAAGAAGTCCCCATTTCCTCTAAATATAAAGCGGCAAAAGCCATTCTTCTTTCTAAGTCTTCCGCTGATTTTACTTTGTGCCTTTTATCTAAGTTGTAGTATGTTCTTGCTATGTCGTATAACGCAGGGCCTTTTGATATAGTCATGAGGTCAATTGCATAAGCTTCTTCTCCTGATATTATAATGTTGGAAGGCTTTAAAGAACCGTGACACAAGTTATCTCCTTCAGGTAAGCCATCAAGGATTCTCAATGCTTCCTTTTTTTCTTCTTTTGTTATTAATACATTATCAGTTCTTGGTTTTAGTATTCTTGGTCTTATTATTTTTTTATAGCTTTCGCACTGATTGGGGGCTTTTATATTAAGAATATCTTTATGTAATGTAGTAAGATAGGACATGTGTTTGCCTGGATCTATTTCTGATTTCATCAAGTCTTTTAATGTAGGGCCCTCTAAATACTGATAAACCAAACCTTTTCTGTTTCTTACTTTTGTTTTGCTAATAATCTTAGCCTTGTTAAATGGCAAGTCTTTAACTATCAAGCTTTTGTTGAATTCTTCATTTATGTGTTTTTCTGGCATAAATTCAGAAAACAGTTTTAATGCAGTATTTCCGTCTATGCTTTTAAGGTATTTACGCTTCCAGTTTTCTTCTTTAATTGTATCTTTGTATTCCATGATGTTTATTTTCTAAAAAATTGTCCGTCAGGCATTTGATATTCTTGTTGTGCTCTTCCTTTTTTGCAAATATTTATTAAGTAGTAATAATCTTGAATGTCTTCCCAGCAAACGCCCATTTGCTCCATGTAGCATATGGAAAAATATTTTCTTTGTTTTAACATTAATTCCCAACCATCTGGGTCATTTTTTTGATGTAAGGTTTTGTTATGTTCTTGGCGTGTTGAGTAAATAGCTTTAGCTATGTCATACAAAGCAGGTCCACTAGTTATTGTAGCAAAATCAATAGCATAAGGTGTTTCATTGGAAACTAAAACGTTATCATTGTGTAATGATCCGTGACATAATCTATCAGAGTCTGGCAAACTGTCAATAAGTTTTACAGCGTGTTGCTTTACTTCTTTTGTGTGAAATGGAGATTTGCATATCTTTGGCCTCATGTCTTCTTTCCATGAAAGAACGCCTTTTGGACATTTTTGTTTTAATATTTCTTTATGTAGCGAAGATACATAAGATGCGTATTTTTTATATTCTACAGGATTCTCTTCTTTGTGGGAATGAACAAGACTGCTAACAGTTTCCCCCTCTATGTATTCATATATAAAACCTGTTCTATCTTTTATATTAATTTTCCCGTAAAACATTGGCTTGTTAATTGGAATTTTATTAATAGCTAAGGCACTTTCAAATTCTTTTTGAATTGCGCTTGAGTTTTTGTATTTTTTATTAAAAGGATTGCGTGAATTTTCTGTTCTAAAAAGTTTTAGTAGTTTTTTTTCTTTATTGCTTTTCAATAGAATACATTTTGGGGTCTCCATTATTACCTCGTTAAAATGCTTATATGTCATCGCTTCTCAATTAAAAAGCCCTGCGATTGCAGGGCTTTGTTTTATATATGTTATGTATCCATTTGTACTCTTACTACAGAGTGAAGATTGGTCTGTTCTGACCAGACCCACTACAAAGTATGCCGTTTTCTAAATCATCGATACCACCAAGCTGAACACCAAAGGTGAGATCAACAGTTTTGTTTGATCCAATGCTGGAGGAATAAGATTCAGAATCGAGAGTTGCTCCTTTAATGTCCCATACGATAGCTTCACCGCCTTCGCATGATTCAAGAGTTATTCTGACAGATCCTTGAGAACTTGTACAGCCAGAAATAAGCGCTGAAAGGTCTCTGGTTTCTTGCTCGCTCACAATAGCGTTTACAGACATAGATGCGTTAACAGGGAAGTCTACAACCCTAGCAAATGGGAACTTAGAACCAAGTCTTTCGATTGGTGATCTGGAAAGAGGCACAGAAAGGTTTGCACTTTGAAGGTGGAACTTGCCATCTCCGCTAATCTTAGCTAGTGCAGAATTATCGTCAGTAAATCCAGGGAATGTGATATAAATATCACCAGGACGTAAAGCTGAAGGACCATCTTGACCAGTGTTTACTGGCTTAAGAATAGAAACCTCTTCTCCAAGAGGAACACCTAGCTCAATGTCGACCGCAGGGCTTTCGCCGCTCATGTGGAAGTTACTTGGTTGAGTACCTTCAATTGTGCCGTTTGTTGAGTTGATGTTGGCAGCTTCAAAAGTAACAGTAGCTGTAGGAAGAGCTCCAACAGATAGGTCTACTGAGTAGTCACTAAGGAATGCGTTTCCGATACCGATAAGACTGTAAGAATCTCCGTTAAGGAAGTTTACTGAGTCTTGACCTTCTTCAGCAGTTACAATATAGAAGTTTCTTCCGCTTGAACTTTCGAGGAAGCCGCTTGGGAATTGGGCGTTTGATGTAATATCAAAACCTAATGCTTTTTCATTGAATCCATCACCTAAGTAATAGGAGAAGTCAAAGTTGACTGTTGGTGCTTCAAGTACCAAAGAATCGATACGAGCTAGGTTTCCGTATTGGTTTACGTCCTGTCTGTTAATGTTGAATCCATAGTTTGCACTTTGAACCCTGATAAGCTCCTCATGATCTCCAGAGGAGGTGGATGCTGCGTCTTTACTAACGTAAAGCGATTCCGATTGATAAATTACTCTATTTCTTGACATGGTTTAGAATTGTTTTTTTTTTAATTTTTATGCATACGGAATTGTTGTGCTATTTCCGCTAACAAAGATGCCGTTATTTACATCTCTTGTTCCTCCGATTTGAGTTGAGAAGGTGATATCAACACTCTTGTTAGAGCCGATACTGGAAGAGAAGCTTTCTGAATCAACAGTACATCCTTTAAGGAGGAAGTTCATTCCTGTTTTATCTACCCCACACTCTTTAAGAGTAAGGGTAACGTCTCTTCTGTTTGTTTCTCCACAACCACTAATTACATTAGCTAGGTTTTGAGCTTCCATTGTGTTAACAATAGCGTTAACACTTAATGTAGCATTAACTGGGAAATCAACAACCCTTGCGAATGGGAATTTAGATCCAAGTCTTTCGATTGGAGATCTTGAAAGAGGAACTGATAGAGATGCACTCTGTACGTGAATACCATCACTACCAATCAAACTACTTAGTGTCTCACCTTGGAAGCTTGAAATGTCAACCGTAATATCTCCTGGGCGAAGAGCTGAAACAATATCAGCTTCAGAATCCGAAGCGTTTCCAGAAGCAACTGGGACTTCGACATCAAGGCCGAGAGACTCTCCAAGTTCTGGGTCAACTCCTGGTGAAGTAACTCCGCTAAATACTACAGCATTTCCAGAGATTGCTGTATCTGCAACAATATTGGAAGCTTCAAAAGCTACTGTGGCTGTAGGAAGAGATCCAACAGAAAGATCCAATGTATAGTCTGTAAGGAATGCGTTGCCGATTCCTATAATACTATTTTCGGTTTCTCCAACCTGCTTATTAATGTTTGCGTCTCTTCCTTCTGGGACAGTTAGAATGTAAAAGTTTTGACCAGAGCCAGCGGCTAGGTGTCCTGATGCGAACTGACCAGATACATTCTCATCTGTGTTGGCATCTCTAACAAAAAAGTCTAATACTCTTTCATTAAATCCGTTTGTAGGATAATAAGTTACGTCAAAGTTAACCGTAGGAGCCTCAAGAATAATAGAATCAATTCTAGCTAGGTTTCCAAACTGGTTAACATCTTGACGACTAACTGAAAATCCGTAATTTGCGCTCTGTACTCTGTGAAGTTGCTCATGATCTGCAGCAGCTGTTGAGGTGTGCTCTTTACTTGCAAAGAGAGCTTCCGATTGATAAATTACTCTGTTTCTTGACATGACGTTATTATTTTAAATGTTTACAGTTGTTTTGATGGTTTGTGAAATTATTGATGCCTAAATCTGTGGTGTTGTATTTCAAAATCTATGAAGCCAACGAAAATATTATTAGACAAAGACTTTCGGGCCCTGTCTGTTAATTTAGATGTAGTTACATCGTTTACGTATAAACCATTACACTTTTTATATTGATTTGATAGATCATTATAATTAAAACTTCCACTTTTTAAGTCGTTAAACTCATTAAATGGGTGGTCTGACATTGGTATTACCGCTATCGACTCATTTCTGGAATCGTTGAAAATAGAGAGGACTCCATCTAATTGATAGCTATCTTCAGACATTACTGTGGCTGTTATTGTCGTAGTGGTTTCCTCCATACCCCCAAAAGCAAATCCTTTATTGTTTGATGTGTTGGTATTGAAGAAGACTGCTGGTATAACTTGATCGTAAGGTTCTATTGGGCCAAGATCAGCAGAAGGTATTCTTGAGTTTATCGTATATTTATTTTCGATAATTAAATCTTCTTCTGTTTCATTTGTGAAGTAAATGTTGAAATCTTTAACGGCGAAATCTGCTGTTAATTCATAATTTTCGTTTGAAGTCTCAACTAAAGCTCTTCCGTCGTTAAAATCCAAAGCCATTCCTTCTCTTCCGCTTAATAAGCTGTTGTAGGAGCCAGTAGGAGTATTACCAACTGTAACTCCATCTGGAATGATGGCACCATCTATAGAAGAGTCGAACACCCATTGTTTGTAGGGGCTTCCATAAGCTTTGTAATCAGAATCTATTCTATCGTCAGCATAATGCTCAAGTTGAACCCCAGTGTAGTTTGTGTAAGCTTGCCCTTTTGTTAAAAGGTAATTGTCAAACCACAACATAAAAGAGTTTGTTAGTTTATGATGGTATTGTTCTATCATCTTATTTCTTTAAACTTTTTTTTGTACTTTTTAAGCAAAGCAGAAATGTAAGGCCTGTTATTGAATTTGCCGCTTCTTACTTTAGATCCTGCTTGTATAGCTACACCTGATCTACTTGATGAGGATGATTTATTTAAAAGATAGCCAAGTCCTGATATTCCAGTTTCTATTCCTTTAGCCCAGCTGCGACCAGTTGCCCAAGGCATTGGTGTGACTGAAAATATATCCTCGGTTGTAGGCATTATAACACTAAACTTTCTGCCTTTTTTAGATTCTCCTGAATCTTTGTATGTTGTATTTCTTAAAAGAGTTAAAATTGGTTCTATAGGGTTATCTCCAGAATTAAATCCAATAAATGCAAACAAATTTGAATTGCCGTTCAATGTTCCGCTGATATTACCACCAGAAGCGCCAGTTAATATCTCTACAGTAACTGGGTCAGATAGAAAAGATTCTATCATTTCTTCTTTTGTTTTATCGAAGTTTTTTTTGAACGTTTTTGTATATTCTGTCTTTTTTACCTTTTGGGACTTTCTTTCTATCTCTTCTATTACGCTTTTTGGTATTCTTATCATTAATCTGTTGACTCATCTAATGGTGTTAAATAAAATGTATAAAAAAGTTTTCCTGTTAAACCGTATGGGGCTCCATCTGTTTGTATGCTGAATTTTCTTCCGTCAAACTCAACTCTTCTTGCTTCTTGAATGAATTTAAACCCATCTTCCCTTACTACTATTTTAACAGACCCTTTTGGCATTATAACCTTTACTTGACTGCTTTCATTGTTGAATAGTTCTTCTTCTGTTTTTATGTAGTATATTCTAGTGTCGAAAGTTTGGGAAATTGTTTCATATTCGACGCTATCTCTTCTCCCTAAGTCATTCCTCCCGTAAATTGAGTTGTATTTCGGGTCATGAGCTATAAGTGTCTTTTTGCCATTTTTATAAACGGTAATCGTTTGTGCAAAAGTTTCGTGTAATTTGTCATACAATCTTTCAATTTCTGATATTTGTGATGTAGATAAAAAGCCAGCCATATTGAAAATTACACTTTTTTTTATATTATAATAAAGGATAAAGGTATGAATGCTAAAAAAATTCTGAACGATAGTTCTGATAAGGAGATCAAATCGTTATTTAAAACAATGCTTATATTGGTGGAGGATATGAAAAAAGATCATGTTTTTCACTATCAAAAGCTATACGAGGAGATCCCAGAAGAATATCATTCGGTAATTAGGGCGGCAGATCACTTTACCCCAGAAAAGTTGGCGTGGATAAGAAAGAGAATACTTGACCACGGCAATGAATCTGTAAGAAATATGCAAAAAGAAATTGAAAATTTCAAGGTAACATTTAAATTTAATTAAAGGATTATGGAAAATAAAATATTATACAAGTTTACTCTTGATAAAGAGTATGAGAAAACTGTTGAATCAACCAGAAAAAATAAAAAAACTGGAGAGGAAACAATCACCAAACGGAAAAAGACAGTCAAAGAGCCTGTAGAGATTCAAATCAACAGACCAAACAGAAGACAATTAGAAGAAGCGGAGCTAGAATATTCTGTTGAGATGAGTAATTGCATCAAGAAGGGTATTCTTACAAAAGCAATGCTTGGTAAAAAGTACAGTGATACTGGCGGACTTTTTAGCGAAGACGACTCTAGTGCGTATGGAGATCTTTATAAAGAAGCTCTTGATCTTCAAAATGAATATTTAAGGCTAGATACAGTCAAGAAGAGGACAGAGGCTCAGGAAAAAAGATTTGAGAAAGTTACAGGCTTGGTTGCTATAAACAGGAAAAGAATTGTAGAGTTCGAATCTAATTTCCAATCCTTGTTTGATCATACCGCAGATGTTAAAGCTCAAAACAAAGTATTGCTTTGGTATTGCTTGAACTTGACATTTATTTATGATGAAGAACTTGATAAGTTTGTTCCTTATTTCAAAGGAGATGACTTTGAAGAAAAGACATCCTTTTATTACGAGTTAGAGGAAGAGGAAGATCCTTTTTACCTAGAATTAATCAAGAAAGCTTCTACGACACTTGCATTTTGGTTCTTCAACCAAGCTTCATCTCAAGATGAGTTCGAAAAACTCATGAAAGAAATGGAAGAAGGCACGGAAGAGGTTGCTGAAGAAGAAAAAGAAGCGGTTAAGTAGCCGTATTTTTTGTGAACGAGGAATTTTACATATCTGTAGCTGGAGAAATATTCGACGGCTACAGTGTGTTTGATTTTTATGGTAGGGATTTGTATTACAAACATACCAGTATAAAAGATCAAAGGAACCTCCATTCATACTACTTAAAGTATATAAATATAGCCAAAGCTAGAGGTGTTGAGTCTGAAGAGAATATACTTAAAAAAGTAAAAGAAGATGGTCTTTGGACTTCTGATGAGGATTTAAAAATATCTAATTTAGATGTAGAGGTTCAAAATTTAAAAAGAACAAAAGAGAGTTTACTTCTCCCCTCTCAGAAAAAAGCTGTTCAGGAGACCATAGAGCAGAAAACAAATGAGTGGCTTGAACTACTAACAAAAAGAAAAGAAATAGTAGGAAAAACAGCCGAAGATTATGCTTCTGGCATGGCAGCTCAAGAGATAATTAGATACTTCGTATTTGATTCTGCAGATTTAAACAAAAGAGCTTTTTCTAAAGAAGATTTTGATAACTTAGATGATGAAGAGTTTTATTGTTTAAGAACAAAACAAGATGAAATATCGGCAAGGTTAAGCGAATTAGATATTCAGAAAACGGTATTGAGACCGTTTTTTACTTTATATTTATCTTTTTGTGAAAACCCTAAAGATTTTTTTGGCAAACCGCTGGTTGATTTGTCTGTATATCAACTTAAAATGACGGTCTTTGGCAGGGTGTTTAATAGTATATTTCAGAATGTTGATAACATACCTGAAGATATAAAAATGGATCCTGAAAGACTTATAGCCTTTTCTGAATCTAAGAGTGACAGCAGTAAAGCTAAGAAGTTCATTGATGAAGATTCTGCAGCGTCGACTATATTTGGAGCAACAACCGAAGACGTTCAAGATTTGGCTGGTGATGACAGTTCTGGGATTTCACTCACAGAAGAGATTAAAAAGGCTGGAGGTAAACTTGATATGGAACAAATGATGAAATTGGCTGGTCATTAATTTTGGTTTTTGTGTAACTTATGTAAAGGATATAAGGTTATACAACAATGCCAGAGTCAGTACCATTACCGTTAAAAGGAACACTAGTAAACCAAACTCAACTTGAGAGACAGGTTGCTAATGTAGCAAAAAAAGCTGGAAGAAATTTAAAGATCGATCTTGGCACTAACGCCAAGGACATCAAATCTCTTGAACAGCCTCTTGGAAGAATAACTGGACAAGCTGACGAGTTTGGCAAGTCTATGCAAGCGGCAAATGCCCGTGTTATTGCTTTTGGTGCTTCTGTTGGTATTATTAATGCAGTCGTACAATCCTTTAAGAGTTTGGTTACTACAACTATTGAGGTTGAGGCTAGTCTTGCTAAAATAAACTCTATACTTAATACCACTGTATCTGGATTAGATTCTCTTAAAGGGCAAATTTTTGATATAGCAAGAAATACGCAACAAACTTTTGATACTGTTGCTGATGCTGCGTTGGAATTATCGAGACAGGGTTTGAATGCAACAGAGGTCGCCAAGAGACTTAATGATGCGCTTATTCTTTCTAGACTTTCAGGCATAAATGCTGCAGAGGCTGTGGCTGGATTGACTGCAGCTGTTAACAGTTTCTCAAAAGAAGGTTTAACTACAGGAGAGGTTCTTAACAAAGTTAGTAACGCAGCAAACAAATTTGCCGTTTCTGAGAGAGACCTTATTGAAGGATTTAAGCGTTCCGCTTCTGTAGCCCAACAAGCTGGCGTTAGTATTGATGAGCTTGGAGGAATTATTACAGCCGTCCAGCAAAAAACAGCCCGTGGTGGAGCTGTTATTGGTAACTCATTTAAAACAATCTTTACTCGTATTGGTCGTGCGGGTAACCTTCAGCTTTTAGAAAGTCTTGGAGTACAAATAACAGATGTCCAAGGGAAAATATTGCCAGCTACAAAACTTATAGAGAATTTAGCGGGTAAGTTAGGAGACTTGAACGATATTCAAGTAAGATCTATTACTGAAAAAATCGGTGGTGGATTCCAGATTGCTCCGCTGCTTGCGGCTTTGTCTGATTATAGTAGTGAGACTTCTATAGCTATACAAGCTACCGAAGCTTTTAGAAACGCTACTGATCAAGCTTATCAGAAAAATATAATTCTGAATGAAACACTATCTGCAGCAATAACCAGAACTTCATTAACAGTTAAAGAACTCGCAAATAATCTTGGCGAACTTGGAGTGACAGATACCTTTAAGGAGCTTTTGAATATAGTAAACAATTTTGTTTCTTCTGTAAATAATTTTTTAGATGGAGAAGGACCAGGAGCTAAGTTTGCAAAAGGCTTTTTGAGCGGATTGAGTGGAGCTTTAGTTAAAGGGGGGCTTGCTATTTTCGGTGTTCTTTTGTTTCAGTTGTCTAAACAGCTTTTAAAGTTTGGAGTAGACTCATTCAAAACATTTCTTGGTTTAAATAAAGAAGCTGAAAGACTTAAGTCAATTCAACAACAAATAGTTGGAACTCTACTTAATGATCAAGGTGTTAGGGAGAATATTTTAAGAATAGAAAACTCTTCTTTAACTGCTGAACAAAAAAGATTTCAACAAGCTGAATTTTTTAACGTAGCTTTAAGGGAAAGAGTAAAGCTCACTTCTCAATTAAACACTTTATCTTCTACTATAGCTCCAGGAATAGTTTCGGCAGGAAGATCTGGAGCAACTAAAAGAAGTGCTGGCGGATTTTTGCCAATTGGCGCAGAACAAAAGGACATAAGCAGAGGTGTTGGTGGTGCTCCTTCTTCAGCAAAGCCAGTTGTCATTCCAAACTTTGCATTTGGTAATGGTAAAAAAGGAACCATGGTCGCTAATTCTAGTGAATATATTGTTCCTAATTTTGCTGGTGGAGGCTCTGCTATCTTTAACCAAGACATGGTTAAGAGGATGGGCTTGCCAAGCGGAGCTAAGAAAGTAAATGCGGCTGGTGGATATATTCCAAATTTTGCATCAAAAGTAAATAAAGGAGGTTCTAATTTTGTTCTGTTGACTGGCTCTTATGGTAACGACAGTCCCAATGCTTCATATTTTGGAGCTGTAGACAAAGATGGAGAAACAAGAATTTATGTAAGTCCACAAGAAGCATTAAAGCAAGGTTTCAAGTCAGAAGCTATTACTGAGGTTGCTGTGCCTACATTTCAAGCAAAAAAACCTAAGGGGGACACCAATGGAAAATCTTACATAGATTCTTTAGAGGGGAAAATCAGGGATCTTGGTGCTAACGAGGCTGTTAAAACTGCTCTTAGCATTAGCAGCCCAGGCAACGTAAGAACTGAAAGCGCAGAAAAGTTAAAGGGTAGGTTTCAGAAAGGAGCTGTAAACTCTTTGGCTGGGAGTGTTTTTGAGGTGGCTTTAGCTTCTATATTGGAAGGTCCTGGTTTTGACGACTACGCATCAAGAACTGAAAACTCTTTGATAGACTTACCTAAATCCGATAATTTATATGCAGCTTTTGGTGTCGGTAAAGGTCAAGGAAAAGATGGCGCAGAAGTTAAAGGGTCAAATAGTACAGAGCTTCAAAAGTCAGCGGCTAAAAAGTTTTTTGATGTATTGGTTGGAGGCAGAAAAGCGTTCGAGAGAAAACAAGGTAGTAAAGAAACTAATCTTGTAGGTAAGAAGCTTCTTAATAAAGATGCAATCAGGCTTGGGTTCTTAAAACTAAATGCCAAGGGAAAATATCCTAATCGAACTTACACAATAAAAAAGAATGATCTAAGTAAATTAGAAGGTGAATCTTTCACTTCTGACAAGACAACAGGCGTATTGAAAAGAGCTGCTTCTGGTTATATACCAAACTTCGCACAAAATCAAAGCCCACTTGAACAAGCTATCGGCAGAGAGAGAGATGCTGGAATCCCAATCAACCAGATTAGAATAAACCAAGACGGCAAATTAAGAAACAGTCAAAATCCAGACGGTATTGCTGTAACTAATACTAGAGATGAGCCTACTGGCGCTGTTCCTAGGAATGCCTCTAGAGGGTTTGTTCCTAATTTTATTGGGCCAGGAGCAGGAGTAGGTGAAGCTGCCAAAGCTAACGTAGGTGCTCTTAAAAAGCAAACAGAATCTTCTGTAAAACTAACTAAAGCAAACCAAGGTCAATTGGTAGCTTCAGAAAAATCAACATCTTCATATTTAAAAGCTTCTGGGGTATTCTTCATAGCTCAGAGTGTTTTGGGTGGATTAGCGACACAAACAGAAGGAACTTCAAAAGCTGTACAGGAATTCGCTCAAGCCGCTTTAACTTCTGCTTCTATATTGTTTGGTCTTCAGTCAGTAGGATTAACCCCTGGAATTAAACGTGGCGCTGCTAAAAGCGGACCAAACAAAGCGGGTTCGCTTGGTTTTAAGGGGGCTAAGTTGGAACTAGCTGGACAAAAAAGATCAGCGTTAGGCTTAAGAGGAGGAGGTCTTTTAAGAAGTTCTGGTAAGTTTGTTAGTGTTCTCGGTAAGGCAGCTGGTATTTTTGGTAGATTTGTTCCTATATTAGGAACTGTTATTACTTTATTCCCTATATTAAATGCTGTAATTAAAAAAGCTACTGGTGGATTTGATACATTATCTTTTCTTTTAGACGGATTAAAAGGCATAGGTAGAGTTTTAGGGTTTATAGATACGCCAGCGGAAGCCGCTGCAAAGTCTCTAGAGAAACTTAGAGAGTCTTCTCTTGATGCAGCTTTAAGTCTTGATAAAGGCGGAGAGTCACCAACAGACTTAGTACTAAAAGAGTTAAGATTAAAGATAAGGGGTATTGAAGACAAAGACGGAAAGGTAATAACAGACCCTAAAGAAATAATAACAAGTGTCTTAAACAAGGGAAGAGCAGATGGTATAGGAAAAGAAACTAGGGGTATAGCTGATCAAAGTTTAATTTCGACATTGAGTACTCAAGATAAACAAAAACTTCTTGAGAAACCAGAAGATGTACAGAAGTTGTTGGGACAACAACAAAGCAAACTAAGCAAAGAAGACCAATCGAAAAGAGAAGATGCTATCAAGAAGGAAATAGCATTAAGAGAAAGACTTGCAAAAATTGACGGTGATAAAAGTAGGGTCGTAGAATCAAAGCAAATTCTAAAAGAAATAGAAAAAGAAGTAGTACTAAGAGGAGAGATAGAAAAGAAATTAATAGCTTCTTCGGATGCAGCTGATAGGCTTAAAAAGATTCAAGAAGACTCCAGAAGAGTATTGAGGGATACGGCTCTTTCAGCCTTGGATTCTGTTATAGCCCAGCAAAAATCAATAGCAGCAATAAAATCAGAAAAAGAATTTAAACTTGAGCTTTTAAAAGCTTCTGAAAAAACTAATGCTATACAAGGTGCGGAATTAGATCGCAGACTGCAAAATCTACAGGTAGAAAAGGGTTTGCAAGAAGAGATATCTGATATTTTCACTAAAAGAATATTATCAGACGAAGGTCTAAAGACAAGTTTGATACCAGATGTTGGAGGTACTATAGATGCTCAAGCATACCAGCAAATTGCAGATCTTGTTTTAAATATTAATGATAATCTATTAAAGACTGGCAAGTTTGAGGGAGATATAGTTAAGTTTGCAGAAGAGAGGCTTTCTCGTATAGAAGGTATAGCTGGAAAAGAAAAGGAAGTTATAGCCTCGATAAAGCAAAGCGTAGTAGATGCAGCAAAGAGAGCAGCAATAGCAAAAGCTGACAATGATCTTCAAAATGCAAGACTTAAATTATTAAAACTTCAATCTGCAGAAGAGAAGAGAATTAATGACCTTCGTGATAGGCGTACTAAAAAACAAAGGGATATCGGCACTTCCGCTCTTAATGCAGAGCAAAGACAAATAGATATAGAGAGAGCTAGACTTGATGCAGGAAAAGCTGGAAGAAAAGGTACAACTGCAGACGTTAGGGCTTCTAACGCCTTAGACTTAAAGCAGACAGATTTAGATATTCGCACGGGAAGAAAAGCAGCAACAGAAGCTCAAGCTGATGATCTTGTATCTCAATTGAGAGCCTTCTCTGATGTTATAGACCCATCCAAAAGAAAAAGTTTGGAAGATAAGATAACTGGATCAGAAGACATACTAGATTTAGCACCTTTAGAGGTTTCGGTAGGAAAGTTAATAGAAAAATCAATAACCGACTCCAAGAAACTCGCAGAGGATCAAGCAAAGAAAAGCCAAAAGCTTATTGAGGATTTAAAATCAACATTAGAAGATGGTTTAAGAACAGAATTTGGAGCTAATGTTAATATTTTCGGAGCTAATGTTAATAAGTTCGGAGAGTATATTGCTCAGGCTCTCGCAGAATCCAGAGCCAAGGAAAAAGCAGGTATAGAAGAGTCAGAATTAACAAGAGGACCAGAAAGAAATAAAGAGTTTAAAAAAGCTGCGGATTCTTTAATAAAATTTAATAAAAACCTGGATGATAATAAAATAAAATTAAATGATTTAAAAAGCGAATTAGAAAATTTAATCATTCAAAGTCCTGACGGTTTTGGTGAAGATTCTGGAATAACCACAAGTCTTACACAAGGTTCTGCAGGAGCACAAGCTAGTATAGAAGGCAAGAAAGCAGAAATCAAAGTACAAGAAGCCCAAATTCAGAATGCTCTTAATCAGATACAAACATTCACACAACAAGTAGCTGAACTAAAAGGCGAGGAATTGCAAGTCCAACAAAGACTTAATGAATTGTCGGTTAAAGAACCTGTTACCCCTGCTGGAGACCCTGCTGGAGATATAAATGAAGCTGCTAAGGCCTCAGGTGATCTAAAAGTAGCAAACGAAGAACAAAAAACAAGCCAAACAACTTTAACTACTTCAACAGAAACTTTAAACAGAGCGATATTATCATTGACTCCATCTATTTCGAGTTTATTTAATATTCAAAAAGTTCCTCAACTTGGCGCTGCTAGTAATATTTTTGATCTTAATAAGCCTACTACTGGATTTATTGGTTCAGCAGAAGGCATCGGATTAGCGAAACAGCAAACACAATCAGAAGAACTAAGAAAAGGAACAGAGTCTTATAGAAAAGGTTTAGAACAAAGCCGCATAGCTTTAGACAAAGGAACAATAGCGAGATTAAGGGCAGACGCTGCACTTAAAGATTTCACTGGTAGCCTTAAAACATTAGCAAGCTTAATTAGATCTGAGTTTGAAAATATACCAGAACAAAGAGCTCAGAATACTTTTGATATTCTAACCACGGCTGATCCTGGAGCTCTTCAATCTGCTGGGGTAAATCAGGGAAGGCTAGATATTTTACAAAGTGGAGAAGGTACTCAGTTAGATAGAATAAGACAGGCAAATGAATATGTTTTAGCTAAAGAAAAAGAACTTGCACTTTTAAAAACTATAGATACAGCATCTAGAGTTCAGCTCGAATACGAATACGAGATAAACCTTAAAATATTAGCTTTAAGGGAAAGATTAAATGCTGCAAAAACACCTGAAGAAAGAGGATCTGTCTTAAGAGAAGCTGCAATCTTAGAGAGACAAAAAGATAATCCTGATATAGGCACTCTGTTTAAAAAACAAGGTAAGAGCCCAGAAGAGTCAGCCAAAGAGATTAGGGAGATTCTAGTTAGCGGAGCAACCAATTTTGTTGACACTTTATCAGATGGTCTAGTCGACTCTATAAGCAAAGGGGAGTCTCTTAGAGATACCTTAAGGGAAGCTGCATCAAGCTTTTTAGAAGATTTTGCAAAAACCTCGCTTAAAAACTTACTAAGAGGTGTTGTCTTTGGTCAAGGAGAGGGTGGATTCCAGGGCATTCTTGGTTCAATATTTGGTCAAAAGGATAGTGGTGCAGGATCAGGATCTGCTGCAGGAGCTACTTTGATAAATAGTGCTAGAGGACTTACCTCAAGTAGCCCGCTTTATGTAACATCAACTGATGGGGAAGGTTTGACATCAGAAGGTGGCGGAGGTGAAAGTGGCGGTATCGACATAAAAGGTGGTGCTCTTAAGGCTATTAGCAGTGTTATCGGAAAAGATATAAGTGGTGTAGCTGGTTTATTAGGTCTAGGTGGCGAAAGCGGAGGACCGAAAGGTTCTCAATCAAATCCTGTTTTTGTTAATGTCGTTAATGGCGGCGGAGGCGGAGGCGGAGGAGGTATACAAGGCTCTACTGGCGGTGGCGGTGGTTTTCTTGGTGGAGCTATTGGCAGTTTAGCAAGCCTTATACCTGGAGTTGGACCTGTCTTAGGTCCTATTTTAGGAGCCATAGGATTTAATGAAGGTGGTTCTGTACCTGGTCGTGTTACAGGTGGATCTGGAGTCAGAGATGACGTTCCAGCTGTTTTAATGGCTGGTGAGTATGTAATAAGAAAAAGTGCTGTTCAAAAGTATGGATCTGGGATGATGGAGTCTATAAACTCTGGGAATCTTACAGGTTTTGCTACTGGAGGTATGGTTGGTGGAGCAAGATCGAACGAGCCTATTAATGAGTACATGGGTTACAGAAGAAGTATTAACGAATCTGACAGAACACAATCTGGAATCATTGCTTCTGACTGGACACCAAAGGCATCAAAATACCAAGACCAAGATAAAGAGAGGACTGTAGATCAGGAGGAGAGAACCGAATCTGGAGTTCTAGCATCTAAATGGATTGCTGAAGCAAGCATACAAAAAGCAAGGAAGAAAAAAACAGAAGAAAGAATAAGGATTAGGACCGAATCTGGAATTGAATCTTCTGAATGGACACCGCTGGCAAATTCATCTACAGCAACAAGGGAAGCAAGAGAAACAAAAAAAGATTCTGATAAGTCTAGAGAAAATGAGAGGACTAACTCTGGAATTGTAGCTTCAAATTGGACCTCTAAATCCAACTACTCTAATGTAGAAAAAGAAGAAGAAAGACTTAAGAATAGAGAATTGAGATCTGATTCTGGTAATTTTATTTCCAAGTGGACAGATTCTGCTAATTATGCAAAAGAAAAGACAAGAAGTTTTGAAGACAATAATGAATTGAGAAATGATTCTGGATTAAAGTCTTCAGACTGGACTCCTAAAGCAGACGTAATAAGAGAGAGTAACGAAAAAAGGAGAAAGAAGGAAGAAGAAAACAGAACAGAGTCAGGACTGACTGCATCAAAATTCACACCAGCAGCTAACTCAGGTCAGGTTTATAACTTAGAAGAGCGTTTTAAAAATAAAGATCTGAGATTTGATTCTGGAGCTTTTGCATCTAAATGGATAGATTCTTTCAAATACGCTAAAGAAAAAAAAGAAAGAGTAGATCAAAGTGTTAAGTTTAGGTCTGAGTCTGGAATTGAGGCATCTAAAGCTACGAGAGAATCCAGCTTAAGAACATCTTTTGATCCGAAGTTTGGAGGTGTATTGGATGAGAGGTTGACTAATTTAAGAGTATCTGAATCAAAAGACAAAAAAGAAAATCCAGCTTTACTCATGGGTGGGGAGTTTGTTATGTCTAAAGATGCTGTTTCTTCTTTTGGAACATCATTCCTTGATGCTATAAATAATGGTTCTGTTAAGAAATATGCAAAAGGAGGACTTGTACCTGGAGCTACATTTGCAAGAGAAGAAAAGGACTTTAAAACAACAGATATATTTGGTTCTCCATCAGGTGCTTTGACACCTCAAACAGGTAGGCAGGATTTTATTATACCTGGTCTTTATGGACAAGGTCAAATAGAAGGAGCTGGCAACCTGCTTAACTTTTCTACACAGGCTTTTACTGGAGGTCAAAATGATGTTATAAATCAAGCGGCAGGAGCTTCAATGGTATCCTTAGAACCAGAAAGTGTTAGATTGACAAACTTTGGTAGGACAAGAGGAACACCTCTGCAAAGAGCTACTCAAGATGCTAAAGCTCAAGCCTTTGGATTGAATCTAGAATACCAACAACAAGTTGCTGAATATAATGAGCTTGTTGAGCAACTCAAAAAACAAGAAAAAGAAAGAAAGAAGCAGCTGCTTACGCAGCTGGCAATAAGTGTTGCCACTATGGGTTTAACCGCTGGGTTAAATGGGATTGGTGCAGCCATGAACAACGGTGGTGTAGCTGCTAATGGAGGTTTTTGGAATTCCTTCCTTCGTGGTGCTCCAGGATCATCTGGATCTGGAACTAATACTGGAGGTCTATTAAACCTTAGGGGTTACAACCTTGGAGGTACTGGATCTGGTCAGAGTTTGGCAACAGGAGGTTATGTTACTGGAGGAGGATCCAATATAGATAACGTGCAAACTATGCTGACTGGTGGCGAGTTCGTTTTAAATAGAGCTGCGACAGAGAGAGTAGGAGCTGATAATTTACAGAATCTAAACTCTGGGGGAGGTGAAGACTCAGAGAAAGTAATTGAAAAGTTGGACGAAATCTTAAATGCAACAAGAGATAATAATGGTGAAATCAACATTACCGTTAATGGAGGTGGTGGCGGTAATGAAAATAGTGGTGGCGGCGGTTCATCAGGAGGGCCCGACGGTAATGCTACAGTTGAGAAAAAAGGAGCCTCAAACAACAATAAGTATAGGGAAGAACTTGGTAAGACAATAAAACAGAAAGTTCTTGAGGTCCTTAGGGAAGAAAGAAGATTAGGAGGAACTCTTAGGTAATGTTTGGAGCTATTTTAGATTATGAATCTTATGTGATGTTAGATGGATATCATTTGACAGGGGTTTCCTCTGCATCTATCTCATCAAAACATTCAGCTTCTGTTATTAGCCCAATAGGGACTGAAGCTGGTCTTACTGTGTCATCTGGGCCAGTACAGCAGACAATGTCATTAACTAGAAGTTTGATTTATAATGATCCATTCTTTAACTTTATAGGTAAAGACAAGGTCATTGATGGGCAGGTTTATGATTTAAAAAATGATAGTTATTATGGTTTTGAAAGCGGTTATTTATCGAGTTATTCTGTAAATTGCGCAGTTGGTTCGATGCCAAAAGTTAATAATTCATTATTGATTTTAGATGAGATTAAAAGTGGGTACAAAGAATTCGTAAACAAAAAAACGCACCCAGTAGTTAATAGTCCAACACAAGACAGCATATCTATAGAATCAGAAGATTTTCAGGGGAATAGGGTTGTAGGTTTTGACTACTCAGTAAATATAGATCATGAAGTTTCCTACGCTATAGGATCTAATCTTCCATATAACATCGAGGAGAAAAGACCTTTGAAATACAATGCGTCAGTACAGTTAGAATTAGATAAAACTTACAATAGTCAGAGTTTTGATTTTTTAAACAGAAGGCAAGATAGGGATATTTCTTTAGATGTAAAAAGCAGAGTCGGAACACTTTTGCAATACATTAAAATACCAAATGCTAGTTTGGTATCTAGGAACTTGAGTCAGAGAGTAAATGGGCAACTTTTGATGAATTTATCTTATGTAGGTCATTTAGGCGGAGATAGAAAAAACTTACCTTAATTTGTTTATTTTTTAAAAATTTTATATATAATATATATGGCCTATATAGACATAGATAGCGATGATCTACTTTACGACAGAACTAGAAATTTCTCTGGAGTAACGGATTATGAGGGTATTAGTGATATCACTTGCCCTACAGAAGGTTCTAATGTAGAATTTTTGGCCAAGGATAAGGCTCTAACTACTAACAATAATTGGTTGAATATAATGCCAGTTGGTATAAATAATGTTTATGCTAATTATAGGATGGTTTACGAGGCTAAAGAAGAGGACGCCAGAAAACTAGCTAATTTTTTTGAATCAAAAAGAGGGATCGATCCGATTTTGTTTGATACAGACCCTACCGTATATAAACCAGTTAACGGGTATTGCTCGGAATACTCTGTAACTCAATTAGATGTCGATACATTTAAAATATCTGCTTTGTTTGAAGTTACTGAATCGCCTGGACACCTCAATTGGACTGGTTTGAACTTTTTGTACGTAGGGGAAGAAAGTATTTATTATGTTCAAGAAAATAAAAAATACGAAGAAAATGATATAGCTTATGACCAAAGACTTGAATTTGAGTATCAAGATAGGTTAAATAATTTTTATTATTGCACTGAAGACCACGATTCCTCTCAAGATACATCTACAAGCCTTGAGGATAGCCCCTACTGGACTAGAGACTTTTTTTGGCAACCTGATGTTGGTCAGTCGGCAACGGTTCCTATGGAAACTCAAAGATTCGGTGATTCAGACGGATTTCCTTACAGAAGAAAGGTTAAGGACAACAGTGCTTCTTTCCCTCTTCAATATAACTTTTCAGAAATTAGCACTAAACAATTAAAATCTATGCTTCATTTTTTAGAGTCTAAAAATGGGTATAAGAGGTTTAAGCATAGAATCAATACTGTATTTAATAGACCTAAGGTGTATGTCTGTAGGAAGTGGACACATACTTGGAACAGTTTTGATTCTCATAACCTTGATTTGAAACTTGATGAGGATCCTTTTGGTGTTGTTCCCGATAGAGTGAAACATAGTGAAGAAACTCTTTCTTCACGAGCGTTTGGCGGTGATGATAATTTACTTGCTCAAGCTTCTGAAGATATACCTCCAAACTGGTTCGAATTAGATCCCGATATTTTTGATTTGAAAATAGGTGCTGGTTGTAAATTTATAGGAGAAAGCGCATTTGAATCAGCGCCTAACTTGCAGGGGTTATTGAATATACCTGGAAGTGTTACTGGAATAGGTGACGATGCTTTTAATTCGTGTGCTGGGTTAAATAATTCTTTGATTTTAGGAGGGGGTATTTTGGAGTTAGGTGCTAGAGCTTTCTATAACTGTGGTTCAATGACTGGTCCTCTTTTGTTGCCACCTAATATAAGGTATGTTGGAGACGAGGCGTTCTCTAGTTGTGATGGTTTTGATGAGGATCTAGGTTTGGGAGAGAGTCTTACAGGTTTAGGTGATTCAGTATTTATGGGTTGTGTGAATATTAACTCTAAAATTGCTATACCTCCTACGCTAAAAGAAATACCTTATCAGACTTTCAGGGGTTGTGTTAATCTTTATGGAGATTTAGATATACCTTCTGGCGTTGAAGTAATAGGAGAGCAAGCTTTTTGGAATTGTAAGAGGATTGGTACTGATGTCAATTTCCCGAGTACAATAAAAACAATACAAAATAATGCATTTCGTGCCTGTGATAAGGTGTATAATATTTATATAAATGCTCCATTAGCTCCAAATATAGTAGGCGAACCCTTCCCTCTAAGTACTATGAGAAAACTTAGAAAAATACATGTTCCAATAGGTGCAGAAGGGTATGATACTGCGTATTGGCAAGCTAAAGATTCAGCAGGGAAATTGGTATTTGATATAGTTTTATAAAATGGCAAACAGGGTAACATTAAATAGCGCAAATACAGTTGTCATAATAGGCGATTCGCCATCATTCAAAACGACAACTGAATCTGGATTTGTTTTTGCTGGTGTAAGATCTGCTACTTATGGTTTTAGTAACGTAAGGGCTGATGTTGAGCAAATTGGAAGTCAGCTTTATGAAGAAAAAAACATAATAAGGCATCCAGATGTAACACTGCAAATGAGTTATGGTTTTACCCCTACTTTTGCAAACGAGGAGCTTTTTGGTTTCAATTATAATTTAGATTATAAACCAGAGTTTAGTATATTAAATGGTTTGTCTGAAGTATCTAATAATTTTTATTTTTACAACCATCCAGAACAAGGTTTTGATGGAGCAGAATACATAAAAAATGGAGCGTCTTTTCCTAATGGTGGTGAGGTTGTTTCTATTGGCAATGCATATATAACAAATTATAGCGTTAATTTTTCTGTAGGATCTTTTCCAACTGTTGATGTAGAGTTTGATTGCTCTAATATAAAAATTGAAAATTATTTCTCCCAGCAGGTTGAATCGCCCTCAATAAACTTAAAATCAGGTAATAACATTGGCGTTGGATCAATAAATTTAAGTAATGTTAATTATTTTGAGACTGGAAAGTTTGGGGATATATACGATCTTGATAGATCAGATATAGAAACCATACTTCCTTACGATATTAAATTTGAAATGGACAATCTATCTATAGGTGGTCAGAAGATAAATCTTCAAAGCCATAGAATAGATGAGTTTTCTGTTAATATACCTATTAACAGGGCTAATGTGTATAGGCTTGGCTCCAACTATGTTTGTGATAGAAAAATAGAATACCCTATAGAAGGAACTTTATCAATTTCTTCTTTGGTAACACAGATGGAGGCTGGTTTTATAAGTGGTTTGGTTTATGGTGACGAAGTATCAAACTTAAGAATCATTACTAATGATTGCAGAAAGCAAATAAGTTCGCAGTTTTATTTTGAAGATATAAAATTAGAAAATGTTGAGTATCAAACTTTAGTCAATGAACAGACAAAGTATAACTTAGAATTTTCTTTTCAAATATCAGATACCAAAGGGTTTAAAACATCTGTAACAGAACAAGATATAGGAGTTACTAGATTTATAGATGATGAAAATAAAGTTTACGAATACATATTGGATGATGTTATTAGTAATTGGCAATCTGGTGATTTAAATGGATATAAAGTTGCTTTTGGAGAATTAAGATCTTACAATGTTTTTGATGGCGCTTTTGCTTATGCAACTAATATAAATAGCCCTGTTTATTTACCGCCCCAAATATTAACGATGGGCGAAGATGTTTTTATCGGTTGCTCTAACTTACCTTCTTTTTACACAGACTCTTCATGTGTTATACCAGCTTTTGGAGAAAGGTGTTTTAAAGATTGCTCTTCTTTGCAAAATATATTTATTCCAGCAAGTGTGCTAGATATAGGAGAAGAATGTTTCATGGGGTGTGATTCCGCAGAAGCATTATTTCTGGCCGATGTGCAAAGTATAGGGGAAAGAGCTTTTTACAACTGTTCTGGATTAAATCAAAGTTTATATATACCAGATACTACATTAACACTTGGAGAGAGCGCTTTCGAAAATTGCAGTGGTTTTATAGGGGGGCTTTATATAGGAAACTCTTTAAAAGAGATAAAAGAAAAAACATTTAAAAATGCTAGGAATTTAAGTTTTGAAATAACCATACCAGATAACATTTCTGGTATAGGTAAAGAGGCTTTTTACCAATGCGAAGGTTTTAATGGAGAGCTTACATTAAGCAACCAACTAACAACTATAGAAGATTATACTTTTTATAATTGCAGCTCGTTGACTGGTGATTTAGTTATTCCTGATAGTGTAAATGAAATTAAAGTAGGAGCTTTTCAAGGATGTTCATCTTTTAATGGTTCCCTTATGTTGCCTAATGTCAATATTGTTGGCGACGCATCTTTCTCTGGGTGCTCAGGTTTGCAGGGTAGACTGTCGTTGAGTTCAGGTATTGAAAGTATAGGAGATAACGCTTTTATGAATTGCGCATCTTTAAATTCCTCTTTGACTATGCCGAGTGGAGTCAGCTCAATAGGAGACCAAGCTTTCCTTGGGTGCTCTGGAATTACTGATGTATACATGAATTCTCCAGTGACGATATTTCAAGGAAGTAATTCATTCTCTGGGGTAAATGGGTGTATGTTCGTCTCTCCTTTTTACTATAACGACTACTTAAGCGCTGGGACTGCTGGTTTGTACCAAGGAATGCCTGTTTGCTACGGATCATTAGATACTGTTATTTATGATGCAAATACTTCAGAAGTTATAAAATTTATAAGAGGGGATATTCCTTCATACTGGTATACAAATCAAAGTAGAGACGCTCTTTTAGTTATTGGATCTACATGTAAAAATATTGGATCTGGAGCTTTTTCTGGAAGCTATGGTATTACAGGGTTTTTTGTGTTGCCAGAAGAGGTTGAGACTATTGAAGATTATGCTTTTTATAATTGTCATTTTGATGGTGATCTAATAATACCAGACACTGTAATATCTTTAGGTAGTGGAGTTTTCGAAAACTGTTCTGGATTTGATGATTTATTAGATATAGGGGACGGCATAGAGGTTATAAAAGGAAAAACTTTTAAAAACTGTAGTAATATACATGGTGATATCATCGTAGGCTCAGAGGTTTATACTGTGGAAGATGAGGCTTTCTATAATTGCACTGGTGTTTCTGGAGAGTTGTTTCTTGGTAATAATATAATTAGTATAGGCGATTATGCTTTTTATAATTGTAATAATGCAGTTGGAGATTTGGATCTGCCCTCGCCTGTCAATTACATTGGGGATTTTGCTTTTTATAACTGCTCAAGTTTAGATGGGGAATTTGGCTTAGAAAATGTAGGTGAATGCGAATACATAGGTAATTATGCTTTCGAAGACTGCTCATTAATGACTGGGCCTTTATTGCTACCTGGAAATGTGGGTTACCTGGGTTCTGGAGCATTTAAAAATTGTAAAAATTTAAACTCAACAATTGATTTGTCTGCTGGAGAATTTGATTATATTCTTGAAGAGACGTTTTTTGGTTGTTCTGGTCTTTTGGGAGAGCTAGTTATACCTGACTTTATTCTTGGTATAGATGATAGAGCATTTTTGGGTTGCGAAAGCTTGACTCTAAGTATTACTATATCCAATATTGCAGCTAGAAATATAGGGGTCGATGTTTTTAATGATCCACTGCCGTTTGCAGACTTAATAATAAGTGATTCTGTAGAAACTATTGTCGAAGGGGATTTTGATTATTTCAAGGATGATCCTTTATATTTAACAATGCAAGAAGGTCTGCAGGTAATTTCTGGTTACTCTTTTGATAATTATTCTTTTATAGGATCTTTAGAATTACCGTTCTCATTAAACTACATAGGACAGGCAGCTTTTTCTGGTTGTAATTTTGAAGGCACTTACGACTTTTCTTCTTCTAATATTTCATATATAGGGCCTTATGCTTTTTATGATTTAAATTTAATAGATGGTGATTTAGATTTAAGAAATGTAGATTTTATTGGAGACGGAGCTTTTTACAATAATACCTCAGTTGATGGATTTCTTACTTTAAATACTTCAGTAACAGAGATAGGGGAATATACTTTTTATAATTGCTCAAGTATGAATGGTTCTTTGATCTTCTCGGACATAACAAGTGGTATTGGCCAATACGCTTTTGCAGAGTGTTCAAGTTTGAGTGGAAATATATACCTGCCTAATAACCAAGACTACACAACTGTTAAAACTGGTACGTTTCAGAATTGCCAAGGATTAAGTGGAAATCTTATTGTACATGATTATATAACATCCATAGAACAAGATGCATTCTTAGGCTGTATAGGTTTAAGTGGAGATATAACAATCACTAATGTTACGGCTTCGAGTTTAGTAGGTTCTAATTCTTTTGATGATTCACCTTTTGCTACATTGATTGTTAGTGAATCTGTTGCTAATATAAACAATGGAGAATTTGATTATTTTGCGCCAAGAAGCATGGAAGTTGTTTTCCAAGAGGGTCTTAGCGGAATACTAGATAATGCTTTTGATAATTATAATTTTGTTGGTGAGATAGATCTTCCAGATTCGCTTACTGGTATTGGTGTCAGCGCTTTCGAGAATTGTGATGGGTTTATTGGTGATTTGTTTATACCTGATTCGGTATTAGGCGTTGGAGTAGACGCTTTCCGTTCTTGTTTTGGTCTTAATGGAAATTTAATTATACCGAGTCTATTGAGTAATTTAGGAGACGGGGCATTTGTTGATTGTACTGGTCTTGATGGTTACTTGCAAATATCAGATCTTACAGCTGGATCCATATCTTCTTATTTGAATGTCTTTGATGGGACTAATTTTTATCAATTAAGAGCAGCTTCTTCAGATTTTCTTATAGAAGATACTGAATTTGACACTTTTGAGTTTTGGGTGGGAGATTTATATTTAGCAAATTCTGCTTCCTCCTTAGGAGCAAATGCATTTGTAGAAAATTATTCATTTGAAAACAAATTAACTATAAACGAAAACTCAGAAACAATTGGAGCCTATGCTTTTTCTGGTAATTCCTTTACTGGGGATCTTCACATTCCTAGTCTAAATGTTGGTTATGCTGCTTTTGCAGAATGCACGGATTTTAATGGTGAGTTTTCAATTGATCCTTTATTGAATGAAACTATAGGAAATTATGCTTTCTCTGGATGCAGCAATCTTTCTGGCGACTTAAAAATACCAGAAACAACATACGCAGTCGGACATAGTGCATTTCATAACATGTCAAGTTTAGATGGTGAATTTAGGCTTTGCATATTGCCAGAAGATTTAGAATTTGGTTTTTCTGGTAATTTGACTGAGGTTGTATACGACGATGGGGAACTAGAAGATATTTTTGTAGTGACAATAAGCTCTTTAGATGTTTTCGGAGATTATGCTTTTGCAGGGAATTCAAATTTAACTGGTAATTTGTGTATACCAGATAGAGTTACTAGTTGGGGGGAATATGCCTTCTTGGACATGAGTTCTTTAGATGGGTTTTTGATATTGGGGAGTGGAGTCGATCAAATACCCAAGGGAATATTTAAGAATTGTTCAAGTTTAAAGTGTTATGATGATGGGGTATTTAAAATACCAGAAAATATAAATTTGATAGAGGAAGAGGCTTTTTATAACTGCTCATCTTTAAATTGCGACCTGAGATTAAAGCCTGGAGTGTTTATTGGAAACGATGCTTTCTTTAATACAAACTTTGCAAACATTCTTGTCCCCTCTGGAACCGTTGCTATAGTTGATGAGGATTATGATACTTTTCAATCTTTTGCAATAGGTTTAAAATTTGAGTTTGACACTTCTCCATTTACCACCATAGGAGATAATGCTTTTGATAATTACAATCTGACTGGTAATTTATATTTGCCTGGAACAACTTCATATTTAGGATCTGGCGCTTTCCGAAACAATTCGAATCTTATTGGTGATTTAACTATACCTTATAATGTTTCAAATGTCCGAAATTATGCGTTTGAAAATTGTTCTAGCTTTGATGGCGACTTAATTATTTCAGATAGTTTAAGGATTATAGGGGAGAGAGCTTTTGCTGAATGTAGAAATTTAACGAGTGAAATTGAAATTCCTGCACTTATAGAAGAGATTGGAAGTGGTGCTTTTCAAGGATGCACTGGTCTTGAGGGAATTATTAATTTAGATAAATCCTTTTTGTTGAGAATAGAATCTCATGCATTTAGTGGTTGCACTGGAATAAGTGGAGTATTAACTCAAACTTTACCAGTTGATGCTTTTGTTGGGGAAGATGCATTTGCTGGAGTAGGTGGAATTTTTGAAGTTGGACCATTGACCTATAATGATTATTTAGCTGAATCAACACTAATAAACGGAAAACCATACTTTCAAGGTATACAAATTAGCGGTGTAGGAAATCCTAACACTACTTTTTATATTAACAACGATGCCACGACACCAACTAACCAAAGGTTAGGTCCTGGAATAAATGATAAGAATGATCAGAGAACCGAAGTCTTTGAAGTCATTCAGGCTCAAAATAATCAGCCTTATTCAATACCCACTAGATGGGCTGACGGCAGTCTACGGACTTATCCTCGGACAGAAGTGCCTTTTAATGCTAACGGAAACTATATTGACACTAATAAAAAAGGCTATATTTCGGGAACAGATGTTAAATATGCATGGTTAGACTTGGGGGTCGTTGTAGATGGTATAGGTGATTATGCTTTTTTTAGTTGTAGGCAGCTTCAAGGTCCTCTTATTATACCTAATTCTGTGTTTAATATTGGTTATGCTGCATTTTATGACTGTAATGGACTTCAGGAAATAAGCTTGGGGGCAGGTCTTACTGATATTGAGCCTTATGCTTTTTATTCTACGGAAAATGTAAATGAACCGATAGAAATGCCGCCACTTTTAGAAACTATTCAGCCTTATTCATTTTATGGATTAACGAGTTGCCCAGGAATAAGTTTTGCAGGAAATTCTCTAAAAAGAATAGAACTTCAGGCGTTCGCTCAGATCAGTCATTACGCTTTTAATCTTGTTTTACCAGAAAACATGGAATATATAGGTCAACAAGCATTTACGAGCGCCAATATGCCAGGTATTCAATTTGGTGAAGGATTAAGTGGAATTAATTATCGAGCGTTCTTTGATTGCGACAACATAAATAGTTCAATCACTCTTCCACAATCTTTAGAATATTTGGGGATTGATGCTTTCAGGCAATCATCGATAAGGGATTATGTTAATATGCCTGAGTCTTTACAGCTTATAAATGATGGAGCTTTCCGAAGCTGCGAATTTTTGAGAGGTTTTACGTCATGGAATAACCTTTCTGGGATTGGAAAAGATGCTTTTAGAGATTGTTTAATATTTCGTGGAATTGAAAATGATAACGACGGATATGTTATTGATGTACCACAAGATGTATATCTAGGTTCGAGAGCATTTCAAGGAATAGGCAAATCTCCAGATGGGCAGCATCCAGATAAAATAATACTTCCTTCTGGATGGGATATAAGTGATGGTGGAGTTGATATATTTAAAAATATATTTTACACTTCAGGATTAGACATTAAAAATGCATTTTACATACAAAATTCCATGTTTTACGATATGCGCAAGCATTTTATAAATAGTGGAACTTTTGATCTTGACGGAGGATTAACTGGAATTGGTGATTACGCTTTTTATAAAAATTGTGAAAACTTTGATGATGCTTTTAAAAGACATAAGTTTGGTAATATTTTAATACCAAATTCAGTGGAGTATCTAGGTGAAGGTGCGTTTGAACAATGTGCATTTCTTACTGGAATTGAATTCCAATCAGGTTCCAAATTAAAAAGAATAGAAAATCGCACCTTCTATGAAGCTTCTAATTATGACGCAGGTAGTAGGGATTACTATCGTGATCCTCCTATTGGACAATTCCATTCCAACGGATATAGTGGATTACAAGTTGATTTAATAATACCTAGCGGTGTAGAAGAGATAGGCGAGGCAGCTTTCTACTATGTATATATGAGGGACGCTGACTTTTACTTGCATGCTGGGGTTTCTGGTTTGGGAACTGGTGCATTTTATGGAATTGAATCAAAAGACTTTTATTGGTCTGGAGACCCATCAAGACCTCAGTATTCAAAAACAATGAATGAAAAGATTCTAGCTTCTGCCAAAGTTAACAATCTTTACTTAACAGATATCAATTTTGAAGTTTTTGAAACTGGATGCTTTAGCAACTTTCGTCAAACTGGATCAGGAGCCAATAGGACTTGGGTTTTTGATTCTGGATTAAGAGAAGTTAAGACACAGGCGTTTTACAATTCTGATTGGACTCTTGATTTTTCTTCTGTAATTAATGAAGTTAGTTTTGGTTCGCCTAGCACTGCTAATCCTCAAAGATTATGGTATCAAGGCTTTCAATACAACAAACATTCTGGAGTGTTAAATTTACCAAAAATTGGACTTGATCCTGGTTATTATTCTACTTTTGCAGACATGCCATATCTTGAGTCTGTTGTTTGGCAAAACCCAGACATTATAACAACCGTCGCCCCGAAGATGTTTCAGGGTTGTACTAAATTAACTGGTGTTACTTTTCCTAATAATGGAGCAATGACAAGTATTGGATATGGAGCTTTTGATAATTGCGGTCTTACAGAAATTGATATTAGGTCAACAGATGTTGATTTTATAGGAGCTTATGCTTTTAGAGAAAATCCTAATTTAACAGATATATTTCTATGCAACTCTCAACTGCAAACACTTGGAGATAGAGCATTTAGACAGTGCACAAGTATTGATACTTTAGAAATTTGTTCCAGTATTACGAATGTTGGTTACAGTGTCCTACAAGAATCGATAATAAACAATTTGGATTGGAGGGCTAATACTACAGTCATGGACTACTCGTCATTTGAAGACGCTAGGATAACTGGTTTTACATTTAATACTTTTGTTTTAGAAAGAATACATCAAAGTGCATTTGAAGGTGCATGGGTTGGAAATTTACCATTTACACTTCCAAATTCAGTTGATACTATTAGTTATAGAGCATTTTATGAAGCTGACATTAGTGGAATAGTTCTTCCTAGCAGCTTAGAAAAGATAGGTATGCTTGACAATGAACGGAACGGTTTTTATGGAAACACTTTTTATAAGTCAAATTTAACAGGTATTGATTTTTCTCAATGCACAAGCTTCACTGGACACCTGAATGAAGATTTTAAAGAATGCCCTCAATTAGAAGAAGTTAAAATTGCTCCTAATGCCACTACATGGGAAGATAGGAATTTTTATTCTTGCCCCAAATTGAGCGGAGTTTATATTCCAAATAATTCATTAGAAACAATGACTTATGAAAACTTTAGATTTTCGAATGCTCTTCGCAGTTGTGATTTGCCAGAGGGTCTTATTAGCATGGATTATGGTAACTGGAGAGATGCTACAGTAGACGATGTTGTGTTTCCATCGACCTTAAAAACAATAGGTAATTATAACTGGATGGGATCTCGCAAGTTTGGAAACCTGGTTTTCGATACTCAGCCGTTTGTAGTACCTAGCACTTTAGAATCAATGAATCATTCGAACTTTCAAGATTCTTTGGGGATTCAAACATTGAGGATAGGGGCTGGATTTAGTGGAACAATAGGAAACGCTAACTGGAAAAATTGCGCTAACTTGACCGAGTTGTATATAGATACAACAGATACAAACGCTACAATGGGAACAGGAAACTTTGATAGCTCTACCTCTTTATCGCTAGTATTCATTGCTGAAAACGTAGGAACTGGAATTTTTGAAGGCACAGGTAATTTTCTTAGCACAAACAACAATATTCAATTTTTTGTACATAGTAGTGTATATAATGAATATAATAATCCGACATTTAGTGGAAGACAAAATTTACCAAATGGCGCTCAAATAGTATCAGTAACATGAAGAAATCAAGAAACAGGGTAATCTATCAATCAGAGTCGATTTATGTTAGTGATGACATATTTTCTACCTCTAATTTGAATCACTGTGAGTTGATAAGAATTCAAAGTAGTAATTATGGCTTTACTATGAATAAAACTGATGTGAATCAGTATGGTCTCTCTTCTAGAATTGACTCTATACTTGATTTGCCTACAGTTAATTTTGATTTTTCTTATTATTTGAGTGACGGACAAAACGAAAAAGCTTTGGGTTTTAATGTCGAAGAATCATTCCAGTTTTCGAAAAAACACATAGAAGATAATAATGGTTTTAATTTGTATATTTTGACTTCTGATGAGGGCTTGGATTCCGTTGATTTAGATTATGGGGATGATATAAGTATCATGGGAATTGGAAATGTTTTTATTACTAACTATTCCGTGGACCTTTCCGTTGGATCTTTACCTACTGTAAATGTATCTTGCGAAGGTTCAAATATAAACTGTATAAATACCGTTGTAAGTGGGGAGGGTACTTGGGGAACTGATATTTACGCAGATGTACCCTCTATTAATATGGAAAACGCTAGACCATACTCAGAAGATGGTTACAGGGCTACACTATGTCCTCCATATAATACTGGGCAGGGCGGTCCAACTGCATTGAAACCTCGAGATATAACTTTAACTTTTGAAGGTTTGGATGGTGTTATAAGTGGTGAATCTATATCTAAAACAAGTGGCAATGGTTCTTTTCACCTTCAAAGTGCAAACCTATCAATTCCTATGCCAAGAGAGGAATTAAGACGTTTAGGTACAAAGGGAGTATATGCTAGAGTTGTAGAATATCCAATAAGAGCTACTTTATCCGTAAATGCCATACTGTCAAATATTGAAACTGTAGATCTAGCACAATCAATGAGGAGGTGTCATGAGGGAGGTTTTGGTAATAGAATATCAATTTCAGCAAATGACTGTGAAAACCAAAATGCAATAAAGTGGACTCTTATAAAACCAGTTCTTTTGTCAGAGAATTTTTCTTCTAATATAGGCCCTAGTAAGTCTGTAGATCTGGTTTTTGAAGTTGATATAGGAGACTCTGAAGATGTTTCTGTAGGTATTATATGTGATGCTCAGTCGAGATATAGACCAAAAGAAGCTTGCCCTGTAAGTGATCAGGTACCAACCAGAGTATATGGTTATGATGGGTATGATGGAAATGCAGAATCAGCTTCAGGAATCTTCTCTGGGCCAAGCAATGTTATCATCGATTATACTTTCGATACTACAATACCATATAATTGGAAAATGAATAATCCTATTAATCCACCTTACCCTCAAAATCCAATTTATGGTCCACATGATAATTTAAGGTCAATAGCATTTGGAGGTTTAGTAGATACAATAGGTGAAAGTTCCTTTGAACACTTAGAAATAACTGGACAACTTTTCATACCGCAAAACATTACAGGTATGGGTAATAAAGCTTTCAGGAATTGCGATGATTTGGAATCTCTTGTCATTGATGCTAATTTGCTTTCTATATCTCAAGGTGCTTTCCAAGGCTGTACTAGTTTAACTTCAGTGACAACGACCAATCCATGAATACTATAACACACATAGATAATAATGCATTTAACGGGTGCATAAATTTAGAGACTTTTTATTGGCCGTCAGGACTTACTGGTATTGGAACGCAATCTTTTTTAGATTGCGCAAAGTTGAAAAGTGTAGATTTGAACGAAGGATTAAAGGAAATTAGAGGATCTGCATTTAAAGGATGTGAGTCAATTAAACACCCTATAACAATACCCGATAGTGTTAATAATATTGGTACTAGTGCTTTTTTTAGTGCGGGAATGCCTGGGGTATTAACTCTAGGCAGTGGCGTATCTGTATTGCAAACTTCTACTTTTTATAATTGTGACAATATAACCTCAATACAAATCCCTGATTCAGTTTTAGAAATAGGTAATAATTGTTTTGCAACTTGCTCAAATGTTAATTATGTTAATTGTGGGGATATTGTTGAAGATATGGGACCGAGAGCATTTAATGATTGTATATCTCTTACGGGGATCAACCTTGGTAGTTCATTGAACAGAATTGAATATGAAGCTTTCAAAAATTGTGAGTCTCTTTTGGAATTGAATTTACCTAATACATTGGAATATATAGGGATAACTGGTTTTGGTTATTGTTATTCTTTATCTGGGGTTACACTTCCTGATAGTTTAACTTATTTAGGAGCTAGTGCTTTTTATGGTAATACTAATCTTCTTTATGTTAATTTCGGTGTTGGGTTAGAATTTATTAATAGATACGGTTTTTATGGTTGTACTAGTTTAAGTGGCGTCGAAATACCTTCAAATATTACTGGGATAGGTGAAAATGCTTTTAATGCTTGTGATGACTTAAGCGGGGTTACCTTTAACGAGGGGCTTGAAGAAATTAGAAGTAATGCGTTTCTTAGTTGTGATGTTTTGTCTGGTTTGTATTTCCCTTCAAGCCTTGAAACTATTGGTATAAATTGTTTCCAAGATTGCACTGGTCTTAGAGAGGTTGTGTTTAATCCAGTTAACAACGTTTTATCTTTAAGTGATTCTACTTTTTATAATTGTGAATCTCTTGAATACGTAGAGCTTCCAGATAATATGGGATCATTGGGACAAAGCTGTTTCAGCAACTGCGATTCTCTTTCTGGTATTTATTTAGGTAATACTTTATCATATATTGGAAATAGTTGTTTCCAAAATACCTATAGCTTGAAAACAATTGAATTCCCATCAACACTTGCTGCAATTGATTTCAGTGCTTTTATTAATAGCAATATTAGTGGTTTTATTGATATTCCAGACAGTGTAACTTATATGGGTGCAAATTGTTGGGAGAATACAAATATAAGTGGGGTAAGCATGTCTTCTGGTCAATCTCAACTTAGAGGAAACACTTTTTTTTCGTGTTCAGATTTGTTGTATATTGATTTGGAGTATATAGATAATTTTAATAGAAGCAATCAATTTTATAATTGCAGTTCTCTTTCTGGTGTTAGACTGTCTAATAGTCTTACAACATTAGGTGATGGTAGCACTTTCAAATTCTGTAATTCGTTATTAGAGATAACTATTCCTCCTTTAATAACGGAAATTCCTCCACAATTTTGCAGCTCATCCAATGGATTAAAAGAAATAAAAGGAATGGACTCTTTAGAGGTTATAAGATACTCAGCATTCAATTCGTGTAATGGTCTTGAGTGGTTTCATGCACCAGATTCTTTAAAAGAGATGGAATATAGTGTGTTTAGTAATTGCTCATCTTTAAGTGGTTTAGATTTAAATCAATTAGAAAAATTAGCCTCCAGCGTTTTTGCTAATTGCGATTCTCTTACAGAAGTAACTATACCAGGAACGATTTCAGGTGCTGATGGTATTCATGATTACTGTTTTGAAGGTTCAAATTCTTTGTCTGGAGTATTTATCCAAGAAGGAGTAAAAAGAATAGGCAGAGAGGCTTTTCGTCAATGTGGTATAAGTGGAGATATTAATCTACCAAGCACTATAACTACAATAGATGGACATGCTTTCTATCAAAACCCTTATATTGGTCATGTTGATTTGCCAAACATAGAGAGTTTAGATGGATATGTGAGTTATCAAAGTTATTACGGTTCTTTTAATGGTACAAACTTATCAAGTGTAAACTTAGGGGGTAGCTTACAGTATATTTATCCTAGATCTTTTACTTCTTGTTCTCTTTTAAGTGGTGTTACATTGGGCGAGGGAATACCATATATTGGAGATAACATGTTTTCTTACTGTCCAAAACTTAGTGGAATTAATTTGCCATCTACAATAACAGGGATTAAAAATAGTGCATTTTATGGTAATAATCTTACAAGCATAACTTTACCTTCATCAATAACGGAATTAGAAGCCAACTGCTTTGCTTTAAGCAATAATATAACTGAAGTTACAATGCCAGCTTCTTTAACAGGGATTGGTTCTAGAGCGTTTATTAGTTCGCCAAACTTAAGTGTGGTGAATTTCAATAATGGATTAGAGTATATACCTGGTTATTGTTTTCAGTCATGCATGATAGGAGAAATAAATACACCCACTTCGTTAACAGGTATGGGGGGTTTTTCATTTAGCAAGAACAGGACAATAAGCGGAGTTTATTTGAACGAAGGTTTGGAAAATATACCTTCATATTTCTTACAAATGGAAAGTTCTAATCCAAACACAAACCTCAAAGAGGTAACAATTCCTTCAACGGTCACTAAATGGGGTGTCAATCCATTCACTAGATGTAACAGTTTGTCTGGACTGTTCTTTATGGGACCTGCTCCTACATTTGGAGGAGGTTTCGATGACACTACTGCTTTTGATTCAATGCCAGCATTGACGGAGATTTACGTACCGAATGGACAATCTGGAAATTATAATAGCGCATGGAATTTTTCTGGAAATAATATAGATATAATAGAAATGCCTTAATTTAATATGAATATTAAACCGTCATTAAAAAGAGATAAAAAAACAGGAATTTGGACTGCTATATATAAATCTGAATTTGGACAAGAATTTATAACAAAAGGCCACTCAGCAGGAGAAGCAATACAACAGTGGCACAAAAGATTTGGTAAAAAATTTGGAACTGGAGGATGATGCAAATAAAAAGTCGGTCGACTTTTCAATCAAAATCTATATTAACCTGGCTGTTTTTATTAACTTCGGATTTCATTTGGTCTACGTGTTTTGCACCCTTCCTTTTAGCAGCATATTCCTTATAATAATTTTCCTTTACTGGATCTATTCCTCCATTTTTATCTGAACGAGCTTCACTTAATTCTTTACTGTAATCCATTATGTCTCCAAGAGAGCCTTTTTTGTTACTTGTTTTTTGTATGAATTCTTTTTGGCTATTAGGGTCAATCTGAGAGTCTATAGACATATTTGGAACAACGAGTACTCTTTTCCATTCAAGACCTTCAGCATCAAAGTAAACATGATCCTCTGACATCGTTTGAATGACTTCTGCGGTCTCTCCTGTTTCTGGATTTCGGTATTCGTAAATGGGCATACTTTATTATATACAAACGGGCGTAGTTTTTCAACTACACCCGCTCATGATGAACAATAACTAGAGATTAATCGACGTTAATGGTTAAGGTTTTTTTTACTTCTTTTTTTGGCATTGTTATTGTTAACAACCCATCAGACATTTTAGATGAAATACCATCCAACGAAACTAGGTTTTTTAGATAAACCTTGTGGGTCTTTTTCTTTTTACCACTTTTTTCAGCTTCAATTGTTAAGACTTCATCACAAACCGTAATCTTTACATCCTTTTTGGAAAATCCAGCAAGTTCAAATTCAACGGTATAAACGTCATCGCTGCTTTTTACCAAGTTTGTTGTGTCTTGGTAAGCCCTGTCAATATTCAATAATTCATTAATAATTGATGTCATAATATATTACTATTGCATATACTGTGCCAATTGAAAAACCTAGGAAATATGGGATAAAATACCATCAACTGTTTTAGAGTAGGTAAATTTGTCCGCTAATTTTTGTCCCTCTGTGTTAATTTGTCCTACTTTTTCTTCAGCTTTTTCCATGGCATATGCTACTTCATCAGTATCCCAATCATAAAATTGACCCTGATTAAAGTTAGAACCCTTCATAAAGAACCTTCCGTCATGGGAATCTACCTTAGAACTAGAATCAATTAGAATTGAATTGTTTTTAGTTGCCCAGTCTTTGTGGGAAGTTTCATTTAGAACAATACTCCACTTGCCTAGGCATGTAGCGTTAAATGCTGGAAGGTTCCAACCTTCTCCTCCAGAAAGACCAGTAAGATCAATATCGATAGAGTTTAATAATTCGTTAACCTCATTATTAGTTTTAAGATAAGGCAAGAAGTTTACATTTGTATATCTTTGTCCACCAAGTGAATTGTTAATAAGGTGATTCATTTCTTCTTCCTTGAAGAACGGATTATTTACACAACAACTTAATTGGTATTTGTTATTGTTTCCATACTTTTTAACCCATGTTTGAATGATTTTAGCTGTATGTTTTCTGTTCTCAAACTTACCCATTAAACCAAAATGAGTTACATCTTTCAGATAAGACTTATCAGTCTTGAAGAAATCTCTATCGAATCCAAGAGGAACAAACTCAGCATTAAACATTTCAGCTGAACAAGAAGAACTGAATATTGTTTTGTTTTGAGCTTCGCAAAGCTTTTTCTCGATATCAGTTGGATCACTACATTCGTAAAAAGTATAAAGATACTGATTTGGATTTTTTCTGTTTTCAGATCCGTTTAAATGCCAAACCTTAATGGATGGTATGTCTTTAGATAGAAAATCAAAACGCTTATCTATAGCATCTTGTAAAAACTCCTTAAATTCGTCTGAAACGTTATAAGCAGAGAGATCAACATTGCCTTCGTTCATTGGCCATACAGCCACATCATGACCCTTGCCCTTAAGCTCCTTGATAATGTTATAACTAACATTACCAAGGCTCAAGGAATTTAGTGGTGCATCTACTAAAATTTTCATTTAAAACGGGATATCTTCATCTACAGAACCTGCACTAACAGCTTGCTTACTCTCAGTTTTTGGCTCTGAATCATTTGATCCGCCAATGAACTGGAAGGTAGAAGCAGAGATAAACATCTTATTGTATTTCTTGCCTTCTGATTCCCAAGAAGAATTTCTCAATTCGCCTTGAATGATGATGGGTCTACCCTTAGTAAGATACTGGTTAGCTGTTTCTGCTTGTTTGTTCCAAAGCTCTGCGTCAATAAAACACGGCTCTTTGGCTCTTTTACCTGAGACACAAAGCCTGATCTTACAAACTTTATTATCTCCTACTTGTCTCATCTCTGGATCTGATGCGAGATGACCTGCTGCTACTATTGTGTTATACATAATTTTCGTCTAATTTAGTTTTTACTTTGTTTATAAATCTATCGTGAATGTTAATACAGCCTTGAATGCTTAACTCTAACTTCTTGGCTGCTATTTTCCACGGCACAAGCTTATTATTACTGGTATTGTATCTGATGTCAATAATTTTTTTCACTCTTTTATCTTTTTCTTCAGAAAGCATACGATTAAAAACGTCAAAAGCTTCTATTTTAGAAAGTTTTTGAAGAGAATCTTCTTCATCAGAAAGATCACAATGAACATTGTCGAGAGGGAGATCTCTTTTCTCCTTTTTGTTTATCTCGTTCAAACACTTCCATTTTGTTTGGTTTGCCAAGAATGTAGAGAACTTACTGTTTCTATTTGGATCATATTCTAAAGCTGACTTATATATCATATAATCTTTTTCGTCAAGAATTGTCTTCCTGTTTGTATTGATGCGTTCGTTTTTAGAATACTGATCAACAATATAAACGTATATTCCTGAATGTCTATTTATCAATTCAGACAGACTATCCCCATCTTTTGATTCTTGTATTTTCTTTATAAGGGACAGGTCGCTTTCCATAGGTCGTATGTTTCTTTGTTAATTAGTTTATCAAGTATTTGAACAGAAGTCAACATCAAAAGCTCACTATCTTCAAAATTTCCAACAGAAAAATTTAAGTCAACCTCCTTAGATATTTGGTGGTTGTTTGACTTTTCGTAATCATTGGCTGGTTCTATACCCTCTCTTTCAAGCATAATGGAAAATCCATTATTTGACTTAACCCAATTGAGTTCATTAAGGAACCTTAAGTCTGTTATTATGTTGACAGATTTATCACATAAGTTTTTTTCAAGTTTGTTTATCCATGTGTTATTATCTATCTTTCTGATTACATCTGTGCCCCAGCAAACAAGAAATGGTCTTATAATTTTCTTTTCTTCATCGTCTTCTGTAAAAGCAGAAATGCCAGTTTGTTCCAAGAGAAAACTATTCACTGATTTCTTTAACTCATTAGCGAAGGAGACAGTTTTTGTTTTTATTCCTATCTCTGATAATGCAGAGGAAAAGTTATTTCCCATGGTGTCCTTACCACACCTGGCGTTTCCAGATATACTTATTATTTTGCAATCGTATACAGACATGTTTTTCATTATATGCTATAAAAAGTGAGTGTCAATATTTCTTTATTAAAATTTAAATTTCGAATGAGATATTTTAAATATATACTATACCGTATAGTATATACTTATCGATTACTGGTTATACTTATCGTATAGACTTTTAAAATATCGAATACAAACGACTTACGTTTAGTTTTCGATTTAATCGTAACCAATAACTTTTTCGGAAGACTCATACTAATCGATTTATTATATAAAACCGTTCCACTTTTTTCTAAAACTTTTTCAAAAAAAAATTCAACTAAAAAATTTCACTATATTTTTGTATTGACTGTCACTTAATTTTAGCTAAAGTGTAACTTAAGACAGCGAGTGGATTAGGGGGCAGAAAGCCGACCTTGCTGGAAACGTAAACACAATAAATAAAATAAAGAAATGAGCATATTCGAGGAACAAATATCAAGAAAACCTAACAATTATCCGTGGGCAGAAGACTTCATAGAGGTTATGCATAATGGCTTTTGGACAGATAAAGAGTTTAGTTTTTCCTCGGATATACAAGACTTCCAAATATCAATGGATGATCAACAAAAGGAGATAATCGTTAGAACACTATCTGCTATTGGTCAGATTGAAGTCGCTGTTAAAAAATTCTGGGCTAAACTAGGAGATAACTTACCTCACCCAGCCCTTACCGATCTTGGTTATGTAATGGCTAATGTTGAGGTCATTCATAATAATGCATACGAGAGATTGCTTAAGGTTCTAGGTCTTGAAGAAATATTTGAAGAGAATCTAAAACTTGATTTTATTGAGGGAAGAGTCAACTATTTACGTAAATACAATCACAGGTATTACAAAGACAGTAAGAAGCAGTATGTATATTCCTTGATTCTTTTTACACTTTTCGTTGAGAACGTATCTCTTATGAGCCAGTTTTATATAATTAATTGGTTCTCTAGAAATAAAAACGTATTAAAAGATACAGAACAACAGGTTAGGTATACTAGAAACGAAGAAAACATTCACGCCCAAGTAGGAATTAAAATAATCAATACTATTAGAGATGAACACCCAGAGCTTTTTGACGAAGAGTTAGAGCAGAGAATTTTGCATGAAGCTGAACAAGCATATACAGCAGAAGCCAAGATTATTGATTGGATGGTTAATGGTATTGACGAAGAGGGTTTAAGTGCGCCCCTTCTTAAAGAGTTTATCAAAGAGCGTATTAATGACTCCTTACAACAAATTTCATTCAAAAAAGCATTTGAGGTTGACAATACTGTAATCAAGGATACAATGTGGTTTGAGGAGGAGTTAATGGGAAACAATTCGACAGATTTTTTCCATTCTCGACCTGTAGAATATTCAAAAAAATCACAAACATTTGACCTAGATAGCGTATTTGCATGAAAAAATATTATTGGAACAACGAAACTTCGCAACAGATTTTAAACAGAGGATACCTTGATGGCGAAAGCTTAACGGGTAGGGTGTTGAGTGTGGGAGAGTCTTTTCAAAAAGACTTTGTTTCTCGTGCTCCCACAGAACACAAAGGTAAATTCTCTGACTTGTGTGAGAAGTTTGAGCATTATATGTCTCTAGGATTTTATTCACTGTCTAGCCCTGTATGGGCTAATTATGGCAGAAACAGGGGACTTCCTGTTTCCTGTAATGGAGTTTATGTTCCAGATACCATGGAGGGCATCTTAACCAAACAATCGGAAGTCGGCATGCAAACAAAGCATGGCGCTGGAACTTCTGGTTATTTTGGAGAGTTGAGGGGTAGAGGACACAGTATTAGTACTGGAGGTAGTTCTTCTGGAGCCGTCCACTTCATGGAACTCTTTGACAAGGTAACATCTGTTGTGTCGCAAAGTAGTGTTCGCAGAGGTTCCTTTGCTGCTTATCTTCCTGTCGATCACCCAGATATTGAAGAGTTTCTTCGCATCAGATCTGATGGTCACGCTATTCAGGATTTGTCATTTGCTGTTACAATTACAGACGACTGGATGGAGGGCATGAAGAATGGTGACATTGACAAGCGCAAGATCTGGGCTAAGATTATTCAGAAGAAATTTGAGTCTGGTTATCCTTATCTATTTTTCCAAGACACAGCTAATAAGAATGCTCCTCAAGTATATAAGGACAAGAACATGAAGATTTATGCTTCTAACTTATGTAATGAGATTTCTTTACCTTCTTCACCAGCAGAGTCTTTTGTTTGTTGCTTGTCTTCCTTAAATCTAGAGAGATGGGATGAGATTGTAGAAACAGACGCTATTGAAACAATGGTTTACTTCCTCGATTCTGTTATGGAAGAATATATTGAGAAGACAGAAGATATTCCTTATATGGAGTTTGACCATAACTTTGCAAAGCGTCATAGAGCTTTAGGTATGGGCGTTCTTGGTTGGCATTCTTATCTTCAGAGCAATATGGTATCGTTTGAGAGCATGGAAGCTAAAATGAAAAATGCAGAAATATTCAAAACAATTAGAGAAAGAGCGGACAAAGCTACGAAAGAATTGGCGGAAGTATTTGGTGAGCCTGAAGTCCTAAAAGGTTATGGTCGTAGAAACACAACAACAATGGCTGTTGCTCCAACAACGACAAGCTCTCTTATTCTTGGTCAGGTTTCTCAAGGGATTGAGCCTACTGTAAATTATTATACTAAGAACTCAGCTAAAGGTAAATTTACAATTAGAAGTCCTCACTTAGCAAGTTTGTTGGAGTCTAAAGGTAAAAACACGGAAGCGGTTTGGAAGTCCATTCTCCACAACGACGGATCGGTTAAGCATTTGAATTTCTTGAGCGATCACGAAAAAGATGTATTTAAAACCTTTGGAGAGATTTCACAAAAAGAAATTGTAATTCAAGCCTCTCAACGCCAAAAGCATATTGATCAAGGTCAATCTTTAAACCTAATGATTCACCCTAAAGCCTCTCCAAAAGAGGTTAGCGAACTTATGATTCTTGGTTGGGAAATGGGTCTTAAAGGTTTTTATTATCAAAGAAGCATGAATCCTAGTCAAGAATTAGCCAGATCTATTATGAATTGTACATCTTGTGAAGGTTGATATTTCATTTTTTTAAAATTTTAGTGTAAAGAATTAACATGGAGTACGATTTTTCAGACCAAGCAAAAACGTTTTTAGAAAGCCAGTCAGCAAAAAGACCAGGACCAAAAGGTTCGGCTCAAACACCTGCTAAAAAAAGCGAAAAAAAAGAAGGTTCTAGCAAAAACGAGAAGGGTAGTGCTGGTAAAGATGGTAAAAAAATAACGTTTTCTGATAAAGTTATTTCTGCTTTACAAACAAAAGTTAAAGAACATAACGAAAAACACTCCAAGAAAGTTACTCTTGCTCAACTTAAAAAAGTATATCGTAGAGGTGCTGGTGCATTTAGTTCTAGTCACAGACCTGGAATGACTAGAGGTCAATGGGCAATGGCTAGAGTAAATACTTTCCTGAAAATGGCTAGAGGTGGCAAAGTTAAAAAGTCTTACAAAGCTGCTGACAGCGATATTGCAAAAGGTTCTGAAGAATACTATCTCGAAAAAGAAGGTGAAGCTTTCTGGGACTTCGAAGAAATTGAATTTCAACTAGCAAAAATTGATCTATTAAAAGCTGGCATTGAATCTTGGGAACAAGACCAAGAAGCTGAAGAGCTTGAGTTCTCTGAAGCTGAGAAAAAAACCTTGAACAAGCCTTTTAGATTAAAGGATGGCAAAAAAAAGTTTGGAGTATATGTGAAAAACTCTAAAACTGGCAACGTAGTTATGGTTAAATTTGGCGACCCAAATATGGAGATCAAAAGAGATGACCCTGATCGTCGTCGTAGCTTTAGAGCCAGACATAAATGCGATAGCGCAAAAGACAAAACCACACCTCGTTACTGGTCTTGTAAGATGTGGAGCAAAAAGCCTGTCAATAAATCTGTTTCTTCCGAAGCTCTTGAGTGGGATGACGAAGAAGCTGTTAGCGAGTGGGGTTGGGATGAGTCCTCTGTTATTGAAAACGATGATTATTTCAACGGCTACGATCATTTAAAAGATTGTGAAATAATTGAAAACGATGATGTTTGATTTATGATCCTTTATGGATCTAAAGCCTAAAGTATCATTCTGTATTATTTCTAATGGAGAAAGACCAAGAGAGACGAATCTCTGTATAAAGTCTATACATGCCAACTTCAACGTAAAAGAAAATTACGAAATTGTAATTGTTGGTGACAATATAGATCAGTTTAAAGATCTAGGTGTTAAGCTTGTAGAAGACAACGAGTATAATAAGTTTCTCGGTGCGAGAAAAAACATAGGCACAAAAAATACAAGCGCAGATATTATTGTCCATTGTGATGATGATATTATTTTTCCCAATGATTGGCTGTTTAAGCTAGAGGAATACAATAGCAAAAATCCAGATTGGAAAGTTCTTGGTACTAAAATATTTTTACCAGATGGAGGTCGGTACTATGATAGAGCTATTTACCTGCCTAGACATAAGATGGTTTCTTATGATTTTGATGAGACATTAGATCCTCATACATTGCTTTATCAGTGTGGGGCTTTCTCTGTATGTAAAAGATCCTTGCTAGATGAAGTAGAATGGAGTAACGAAATACCTTTTTATGGTAAACTGAACGGCTTTGATTATAATGAGGATATTGATTTTTCTGTTAAGTTGAAAGAGGCTGGCGTAAGGATAAGCTTTGATGAAAACAATACTGTTTGGCATTATGACCATACTTATTATTTTCAAAATGATTTTGCTTACAAAAAGAATCCTCAAGATATTAGTGATAAAAAGTGCCTTGAATTTATGATGTTAATTAACTCTTTAGAAAAATGAAAAAAGTAGGTTTATTAATTATAGCTACGAATAAGTATACAGATTTTTTAAGCGATCTTATTACTAGCGCAGACGAGTTCTTACTTAGCGGTTTTGATGTGGAATACTTTGTATTCACAGACAATGAAGATTTGGGGATTGCTTCAAAAAGAAAAATAAATGTAATAAAAACTGATCACAAAAAGTGGCCCTGGATGACTCTTGGAAGATATAAAATATTTGAGAGAAACAAAGAAGAACTATGTGGTAAAGATTATCTTTTCTATTGCGACGTTGACATGCTGTTTTGTGATGCCGTCGGAGATGAAATACTTTCTGAAAGAGTCGCTACTCAACATCCAGCTTTTTGCGGTGGGAGAGGTACACCTGATACAAACCCAGAATCACTAGCTTGTGTTTCTATATTTGAAAAAATGCAATACTTTGCTGGTGGTTTTAATGGGGGTTCTTCTAGCGAATATTTAAAGATGTGCAAAAAACTTTCTGACAATATAGACATAGATAAAGAAAATAACGTCATGGCTATTTGGCATGACGAAAGTCACATGAATAGATACTTTATTGATAATCCTCCGACAAAAGTTTTAGATCCAGGTTATTGTTATGGTGAATCGTTGCGCCCACCATATAAAGCAAAGCTAATAGCATTAGATAAGAATCACTCAAAAATAAGGTCATGATTTTAATAAGCATAATTATAGCTATAAAAGATTATTCCCATACTAAGCTTTTTGACTGCATTGATAAAATTAAAAATCAAAGTTATGATAACTGGGAAATAGTTATAAAACATAACGGAACAGAAGAAGAGCTAGGCAAACTAAAAAATGATTTTAATCATAATAAAATAAAGATTATTTCGTGCGAAGATTCATCTTTAGGTCATGCTTGCAATCAGGCTATCAAGCATACAACAGGAGACATCATTAGTGTTTTTCACCATGACGATTGTTTTTGTGAAAATGCTTTTTCTACATTAATAGAAAACTTAGACGAATCAAAGTGGTACTTTGGAAGGTTGAATTACCATGTTAACGGAAAAGCTACTGGCACATATTACAAAGAAAGAGTAAACCTAAAGGATATGAAGGAAGCTAATTATATTCCGCAGCCATCTTGTTTTTTTAAAAAAGAAGTTTATTTAAAAATAGGTGAATTCAATGAAGAAATGAGACTTTGTTGGGATTACGATTATTGGGTTAGGATTATGAAAAAATGGGAACCGAAGTATATTGATTTTGCATTTGCTAATTACTATTTAAATGACAACTCAATATCAATAAAGGTCCCACAGTCTATAATGGATTCAGAAAAGTCTCAAATACAAAGAAACATTTAGCATGATACCCAAAAACATATTTCAAATCTACCACGACAAAAAATTAGTTCCAGAGTTAATAACAGACAGAATAAAAACCCTGAACCCAACATACAGTTACAACATTTTTGATTTTGATGAAGGTAAAGATCTTATACTTAAAGAGTTTGATGGTATAGACCCGAACATAATATGCCAAACAATAGACAAACTCCCCAGGCTTTGTCATAAGTCAGACTTGATGAGATACTGCCTATTATATCTTCGTGGAGGTTTTTATTTAGATGTTGACTTAGAAGTTTTGTTGCCGTTTAAAGAGTTGTCTTTTATGGGTGATTTTATAACTTCTTTTGGAAGAGGTGCGGAGGGTTTTAGCTGTACTTTTAGAAATGGCCAAACTAAGACTGTTGAAAAAATTATGGCTAACGGTATAATTGCCGCAAAAAGAAAAAGCCCCATACTTCTTGAACTTATTAGATTTTGCGTTAACAATCCCGCTGACGACAACCCTCATAACAGAGGGCTGTATATTAAATTTTTGTATCAATACCTATACTCAAAAAGTACGGATGGAATTGGCCCTTTTGAAAAATTAAAAATAAAAGATGAAATTGTATACCTTTTTGATACTATAGATAATGAGCGTTATGGAATAAATTGTATTTTTGACCTCAATAAAGGGGTAATAATAAACCCTAACAACAAAAATTATCAAATACCAAGACAAACATCCTCTTTTATTTAGTTATGACTTACGATGAAAAAACATTAATAGAAATGTATACAAACTGGTATCCAGTATTGGACACCATATCAAACAAAAAAAACAAAAACATAATAGAACTCGGCTGCGGAATAGGGACAAAAAAACTATGCGAAGAATTTAAGTCTGTTTTTTCTTTTGAGACCGCTAAAAATAATTATTGGTACAAAAAAACCGAAGAAGATTTAAAAAACTTTGAAAACTGGCATGGCTATTTTAGAAGCTTTGAACATTATGGTATTGACAAATCTGATGAAAAACTCCTTTCCAGCAACGGATCAGTAAGGGATACTTCTGCACTCGAAAAATACTTCGAAGAACTAGAATCATTTGTTGATCTGTCTAGTATTGATGTAGCTTTTGTTGACCAAGGTTTCCACGGTAGAGGGGAAAGCGTCAATTATTTTTTTAGTAAAGGAATTGAATTTGTTTTTGCTCATGATTTTAATACTGCCCCGAATCTTTACGGTTGGAATATTATAGATAACGAGAAGTATAATTACAAAAAACAGCCTACAGTATTTCCTACTGTTTGCTCTTGGTCTTTATGAATAAAATAATAGTTAATGATAATATTTAAATTACAAGCTGGTTTATGCAATCAACTTTTCCAATGGGCTTATGGATATGCTTTGTCTAAGAACAATGAAGTTTACTTTGACGTTTCTTTTTATAAAAACCAAGATCATAATTACTCGGTTGATGCAAGAGAATACGAATTGCCAAAAATAATAAAAGGTAATATACCTATATCGAACCAACATATTTTACACTTCTTTAGTCAGAAGTCGGCACACATAATAACTGACGACTTTAATTTTAAAAAGCCAGAAATAAAAGCTGATAATAATTATTATCTCAATGGTTATTGGCAGTGCGAAGAGTATTATAATAAGTATAGAGATGAAATATTAGATTTATTCTATTGGCCGAAAGCAAAAGATTTTGATTTTGAAAACTCTTGCTCTATTCATATTCGTCGTGGGGACTATGTCGGCCTACAACATATACATCCGCTACAGCCTATATCTTATTACGAAAAAGCGCTAGAGTTGATTAAACCAAAGGGGAACATATTTGTTTTTTCTGACGATATAGATTGGTGCAAGGAAAACTTAAATATTCCAAATGTTATTTTTATGGAAGGTAATACAAATATAGAGGACTTACATTATATGTCTCTGTGTTCTGACAATATCATAGCTAACAGTAGCTTCAGTTGGTGGGGAGCCTGGTTAAATAAAAACCCAAACAAAATAGTAATATGTCCTAAAAAATGGTTTGGAGATAACACTAACGACAGTTTTATTAAGTGTAAAGACTGGATTCAAATATGAAATATATAGTTATAGGAGGAGCTGGCTTCATAGGCTGCCGTCTTGTTGATCTACTAATTAACCAAGGACACACAGTTACTGTCATCGATAATTTTATAAGTGGCAAAAAAGCGAACATTAACAAAAAAGCAAAGGTTTGTTTTGCTGACATTTCAAACTCGATGTACGAGCGTATAATTAAACAGGAGATGTCTGGCTCTGATGGGGTTTTTCATTTAGCGGCATTAACAAAAGTTCAAGAGTCGATAGAGGATCCTATCAATTACAACAAACAAAACGTAGACGGAACTTTAAACATCTTGACATGGGCTAAAGATACTGGAGTCAAAAGGGTTGTTAACAGCTCTTCTTCCGCTGTTTATGGTAATGTAAAAAATTTACCTACAAAAGAAGGTTCTAAAAAAAAACCATGTAGCCCATACGGATTACAAAAATTAATAAGTGAAGAATATTGTCGGTTGTTTAGTCATGCATACGGATTAGAAACTGTCAACTTAAGGTACTTTAATGTATTTGGAGAAGGTCAGCCAGTTAGCGGTGATTATAGTTCTGTAGTAGGTGTGTTTCTCAAGCAAAAAAAAGAACACAAACCCCTGACTATTGTCGGTGATGGAAATCAAACTAGGGATTTTATTTATGTCGGTGATGTTGCTTCCGCTAACATGTTGGCCATGACATCACAAAACGTGGGAAAAGGAGAGTCTATAAATATAGGATCAAATCAAGCAACCTCAGTTAAGGAAATAGCAGATGCAATAGGGGGCGAAAAAACATTTGTGAGTGAGAGGCAGGAGCCAAGAGAAAGTCTGTCTTGCAATAAAAAAGCAAAAAAATTATTAGATTGGGGCCCATCTTTAAAACTTAAACGATGGCTTGAAAATAATAACTAACTATATACTATAGTGTATATGAGTAAAGCAATCATAACAGGAGTAACGGGGCAGGATGGTAGCCACATGGTTGATTATTTGTTGGCGAACACCGACATTGACATTATTGCTGGCGTACGTCGACTTTCAGTAAAAAACCACGATAACATTAAACACCTAGCGAACAATGATCGCTTTAAGCTTATTGATCTTGATATAACCGACCAATCAAATGTTGATCGTGTGATCTCAGAAGAAAAGCCTGATTACTTTATAAACTTTGCTGCAAATTCTTTTGTCGGTGTTAGCTGGGATATGCCAGAGAACCACATGAAAACAAATTGCATGGCAGTACTATATCAGCTTGAAGCTATCCGCAAGCACTGTCCAGAGTGCAGGTACTACAATGCTGGCTCCTCAGAAGAGTTTGGGGATGTTGTAACCTCTCCCCAGAACGAGACTCACCCACTGCGCCCAAGAAGCCCATACGGAGCTTCTAAGGCATCTGCGAGGCACTTGGTAAAAGTATGGAGAGAGAGTTATAATCTTTATGCTGTTCAAGGATGGTTATTTAATCATGAAGGAACAAGGAGGGGCGAAGAATTTCTTACCCGCAAAGTAACTAAAGGTGTTTCCAGAATCGTCAAGGAGATCAGAGACGGAAAAACACCTAAACCTCTTGAGCTTGGTAATCTAGAAGCCAAAAGAGATTGGTCAGATGCAGAGGATTTTGTGGTTGGTATTTGGCTAATGCTAAATCAACCTGCAAACTCGTACGAAGATTTGAGAGAATATGTTTTAGCATCTGGCGAGACATATACTATTCGTGAGTTCGTAGAGGCTGCGTTTGGCTTTGCTGGATTCGGTGCAGAACAGTGTCATTGGGACGGTCAAGGTCTCGACCAAAAATACATGCACGGAGATCAAGTGCTTGTGACAATCAACCCTAAATATTACCGACCAGCTGAAGTTAGCTTGCTTCTTGGCGATCCTAGTCTTGCGGAAAAGGAAATGGGTTGGGTAAGAAAAACCGATTTCTATGGTCTTGTTAAAAAGATGATTGACAATGATTTAGATCTATCGTAAGATCTCTTCATGCCTAGGGGTAAAAAACGATGTCCAGAATGCAATATTTTTGTCGGCATTAGAACATTAGCTTGTGATTGTGGTTTTAATTTTGGGGAACCAACTAAAATCAAGAAGCAGCGTAGCAAAGTCCCAGCGAAGCCTAAAATAAATAAAAGAAAAATTATTCTTAGACTGCTTAATCAACCACAAACAAGTAAGCGTATGTTCTATGCCAGAGAGATGAAGTTACTCAATGATTTATGTAACAGGTACTCTCTCGAATTTATGAATGTGGTTACGTTTTGGAAAAAACTAGACTCATTAGCTTATCTTCTTAGCTTAAAGCTTAAGGACACCATGGATAAAAAATGGAGAGCATTTAATTACAAGCTTGACAAAAGCAAGTATGACGATTACAATATTGGTGAAAAGGTCGGAGAAGATAGAGACCTTAGAAAAGAAACAAAAACAACAAAAGATTTTTTAAATGAGTGATACAACAAATTCAAGCAACCTACTGAAGAACTTCTTAAAGAATAACAAAGAAGACCACTATAATTTTGAAGAAGAAATTGATTATAAAGTATCAAGCGGCTCTCTTCAATTTGATCTTCACCTGGGGGGTGGCTTTGGTCCTGGACTCCACAGATTTTGTGGCATGAATGAAGGTGGTAAAACTTCAGAGGCTTTGGAGGTTATGAAAAACTTTCTCATTACTATACCAAACTCAAAGGGCGTTTACTTCAAAGCGGAAGGTAGGCTTTCGCCAGAAATGAGAAAGCGTTCTGGAATTAAGTTCGTTTTTAATGCTGACGATTGGGTAGAGGGAACTTGTTTTGTTTTTGAGTCTAATATATACGAAACAGTTGTGGATTTGATGAGGCAACTTGTCATTAACAATGAAGATAAAACCAAATATTGTTTTGTTCTTGATTCTGTTGACGGCTTGTTACTAAAGAATGACCAAGCTAAAGGATTCGAAGACTCAGCTAAGGTGGCTGGAGGAGCGGTTGTCGCAGCTACGTTCATGAAGAAGATGTCTATTGCTTTAGCTAAAAGAGGTCACATGGCACTCTTTATTTCTCAAGTGAGAGCCGACATTAAATTAGATCCATACACAAAAGCTCCAATCAGACAAACCAGCGCTACTGGAGGTAACGCTTTATTGCATTTTGCTAACTGGATTATTGAGTTTGAACCAAGGTTTACTAAAGATATAATCTTAGAAAACCCATCAATCAAAAAAATGGACATGCAAAAAAATCCTCCTGTGGGTCATTTTGCAAATGTCACAGTAAAGAAGTCTCCTAACGAGAAAACTAATTCAAGAATCACATACCCAGTTAGGTACGGTAGGTCTGATGGTAATTCTATTTGGATAGAAAAAGAAATAGTTGATTTATTATTTGCTTGGGAGTTTCTTTCTAAGAAAGGTTCTTGGATTAATGTAACGGAAGACTTCGCTGATTTGTTGAAGGACAACGATTTCGAATTCCCAGAAAAACTACAAGGAGAACATAAAGTTTTTAAGTGCCTGGAAGATGACCCTAAGCTATCTAGCTACCTTGTTGAATACTTTAAAAAAGCAATCAACGAATTCTCATGAAGTTTCTAGATCCATTAGGTAAGCCTAGAAACCTAAAAGGAGCTAAAAAATATTTGATTGATTGGGAAGCCAAGAGCAGAAGTAAATTCCAAAATAGAGTCAAAGACTTCTTGAAGGATTATTGGTGTAATGATATTGTTTTTGAAGAGTTCAGAATCGTAGGTACGAGACTATCTTTGGATTTTTATAATGCAAATAAAAAAGTTGCAGTTGAGGTTCAAGGAGATCAGCATGTTCGTTTTGTAAAACACTTTCACAAGAACAGGTTAAAGTACTTGGATCAATTGAAAAGAGATCAAAAGAAACTTGACTTCTGTGAAATAAATGATATAAAGTTGGTAGAGGTTTATACTACGGATGAGATAAATGCATCCTTATTTAATGACCAAGATACATATTTATGAGTAATGACGATATAGAATTTTCGATACCAGAAAACTTCTTAGACAAGCTGTATGAACTAACTGGTTCTGCTGACAAGTATAAGGGTTTTGTTCTGGTTTATTCGAATGAAAAAGGATACCCAATTATACACAACAAGTGCGAAAGCCATCTGATTGAAATGGGTCTTATCAAAACCATTGAATCTTACCTCCAAAAATTAGAAGACGTAACATGATTTATAATTTAGAATTAGAGAAGCAACTGTTAGCTGCTTTAATAAAAGAGCCAGATCTTTTTTGTGAGATAGCAAACTTTATAGATCATGATGATTTTTATTCGGAGGAATCGAATCTTCACAAGACTATCTTTACTGTAATCAAGCAAGCTATAGAATCTAGTGAGGCCATCGATGAGGTTATCATTGCTCAAAGAATATCTAGCATAGGTTTGTCTTTTGAGGACAAGCTTAACCCATCTGATTATATTAAGTCTCTGGCGTTGCGAAAAGTGCCTAAAGGCAACCTTCTAAAAACAGCTAGAGAGCTAAAGAAGATATCTGTAAGGAGGGGCATCTATAAAGCCGCTCAAGACATGGCGAAGCAGATGAAATCTATTTCTCCAGAAACAACATATCATGAGATTATAGAGAAAGCGGATCATGTTTATAATTCTAGAATAAATCTATACGAGATAGGTGAGGATGAACCTGTCAATATTTATGATGACATGGAGTTCATTATCGAAGATAGGGGAAATAATCCTATTGAAGAATTTGGTATGATGGGTCCTCATAAAAAGGTTAATGATATGTATGGCTCCATCTTAAGACCAGGAAATATTACTGTTGTTGTGGCTAGATCTGGTGTCGGTAAAACTCAGTTCTGTATGCACTATGCAACACAAGTAGCTTCTGTATATAACGTCCCTGTTTTGCACTTTGATAATGGAGAGATGAGTAAAGAAGAACTCATCATGAGGCAGTGTGCTTCTATTTCTGGCATATCATCTCACTTATTAGAAAGCGGTAAGTGGAGGCAAGCTGGAGAAGATGTTGTTGCTAAAGTTAGGGCGACTTGGGAGAAGGTTAAAAACTTGGAGTTTTATTATTACAATGTCGGAGGTATGGATGTTGATTCTATGGTTAATACTTTGAAGAGGTTTTATTATTCTAAAGTTGGCAGAGGAAACCCTATGATATTTTCTTTTGATTATATTAAGACCACAAGCGAAGCTTCTGACAACAAGAACGAATGGCAGATTGTCGGAGAGATGGTTGATAAATTCAAGAAGTGCGTTCAAAAAGAAATTCTTCACGATGGAGAGCCCATCATACCAATGATTACTTCTGTCCAATCAAACAGATATGGAATCACTAACAACAGAAACGCCCAAAACATTGTTGATGATGAAAGCATTGTTTCCCTATCTGATAGAATCATTCAGTTTTGTTCTCACATGTTTATTCTCAGAAACAAGACCGCTGATGAAATTGAGGTCGAAGGCGGTAGGTTTGGAACTCACAAGTTAATTAACATTAAGTCGAGGCACCTTGGTAAAGATGTAGCTGGAGCGTTGGAGCCTGTCCAAATAGGAGATGCCCTTAGAAAGAATTCTGTTAACCTTGAATTTAAAAACTTTAATATTACTGAGCGTGGCGATCTTCGTGACATAGCCAGATCTCTAGAAGGAGGTGGCGATATAGATGAGTCACCAGTAGATGCACTTCCGAACTTTGAAAATGTCTGATATGTATAAACAAATCCTAGAAGAGCTTGGCTATAAATTGGTTGACTGTGGCAACCACTGGAGGACTAGTGCCGTTTATAGAGATGGAGACAACTCTACAGCAATACAGATATATAAAGATACAGGTGTGTGGACTGACTATGTTGCTGAAAGCGGACATAAACCATTGAAACACCTAGTTCAACTTACCTTAAAAGGCCAACCAGACAAACTAAAAAAAACTTTAAAATCTTTAGATTCTGAACCAGACAGCCTTGCTGAATACAAACCTACAACACTTATAGAAATGGAAAAAGTTTACGATGAATCTATTTTGGAAAAATTATTTCCTAATTATAATTTTTATTCAAGAAAAAAAATATCAGAGGATACCCAAAACTTATTCAAGGTGGGGTTAGCTGGCTCTGGCAACATGTATAGAAGAATGGTTTTCCCAATCTATAATGAGCATCGCCAGATCATAGGATTTTCTGGTCGTAAGGTGGATGACGGCAATGGTGCTAAATGGAAACACATAGGAAAGAAGAACAACTGGATATACCCAGCTTACACACCCAATAAAAATGAAACTATTGATTCCATCATTACAGAAAAGAAAGAAGTTTATCTCGTCGAGAGTATAGGGGATGCAATGGCTCTTTACGACCAAGGTGTTAAAAATGTCCTTGTTATTTTTGGTCTATCTGTTAGCTCATCAATAATTTCTTATTTGTCTGGCAAAACATTAAGCAAAATAATTATAGCTGGTAATAATGACTTTAATTCTGAAGTCAATAGAGGTTTAATTGCTTCCGTGAAAAACTATTTAAAATTATCTAGTTATTTTGATCTTGATGCTTTATCTATTAAAACTCCCCCGACAGGCTTTAATGATCTAGGGGAAGCTTATGAAGCTGGATCAGATTTATTAACATGGTCTAAAAAAGAAGCAGAATCCGCAAAACAAAGGAAGTTTATTAGAAGTTTTGTATCGAAAAACAACCAGAACTTTTCGAAAGAACACGCAAAAAAATGTAAAAAATTATGAGTGAACCAATAACAACATTATCCGCCAGTAGGATTAAGACAGCTGAAAGTTGTTCTTGGTTATATTGGTGCAAGTATAAACTCAAGCTGCCAGACCGCAGCAATGATGGAGCTAGAAGAGGTTCTATTTGCCATTTAATATTTGAAGTTTTAGGTGAACCCAAAAGAAAAAAATACTTTGATGAGATAATTAGAACTCTTGATATTTTTAGTGTGCCCTCTATAGAGAGGCTCGTAATGAAACACGCAATTAGAGAGGGTGTCAACGACGATGAGAACGTTAAGATGATGAAGGAGATGACTCTTAACGGTTTAATGTATGACTTCTTCGGTGATACTCATGACGATCCCACTGAAGAACATTCGGAAAAAGATTTCCACATTGTCGTTAATGATGGTACAGTTAAGTACAAGATAAGAGGTTTTATTGACAAGTTGTTTTTGTATAAGGACAAAAAATATGCTTTAATCAGGGATTTTAAAACAAGCAAGGAAACCTTTAAGGGTAAGGATGCTAAGGACAATATGCAGGACTTGATGTATAGCTTGGCGGTAAAGCATCTTTTTCCAGAGTATGAAAACAAACAAAGTGAATTTCTGTTCCTCAAATTTGATTTGATACCAGATGTAAAGAAAAGCGGCATTGTTAGAATGGAGCCGTTAGACGAAGATGATCTTCATGGCTTTGAACACCACTTAACAGAGATCCAAAAATATTTAGACAACTTTACTGAAGACTCGGCTACAAAAAACATGGCAGCATACAAAGGTTTTCCTGAAGATGGGTCGTTTAGTTGTAAACTTTTATGTGGTTTTGCTAAAGAAAAGGGTCAACTTAAAAAGGATGGAACACCCATGTGGCACTGTGGCATGAAGTTTGATTTCTTTTATTATGACATCAAAGATGCCGATGGTAACTTTTCCCGATCATGCTTTGACGATGAGTTTTCTGAGGACATGGTTCCAGAGGGAGGTTCGTATGAAATGAAATATTATGCTGGTTGCCCTGCTCATTGTTCTTGACAGGTTATATACCTATGATATAATGAGGTTGTGATGAAACCTATTTTCAAGTCAACCTACTCTACAGGCAAAAGCATTTTGCGTATTGATGATATCATTCAAATATGTAAAGATAAAGACTATAAAACATTAACTTTAGTAGAGGACAATCTCACTAGCTTCATGAAGGCTTTTAACGCCTGTGTTAAAAACAATATAGATTTAACATATGGATTAAGAATTACGATGTGTAATGACATCGACAGTAAAGATTCGAACCATAAGGCTGTTGTATTTGCTCTGGATGATAACGGATGCAAGCTTATGAATAAGATATATTCCAAAGCTTTTGTTGATAACGACGGTCGTATCACTTACGAGGAGCTCAAATCTTTTTGGGACAAAGATTCTTTATGCTTTGTCGTTCCTTTCTATGATAGTTTTATCCACCAAAACAATCTATTTCTTAAGAACTGCATACCTGAACTTGATGGTTTGAATCCTAGGTTTTGGGTTGAGAATAACAACTTACCTTATGATCGTCTTATTTGTCAAAAAGTTCTAGAGTATGCGGAAGACTCTTATGATATTAGTCATGTTAAGTCTATATACTATAAGAACAAAGAAGATGTAGAAGCTCTTCAGACATACAAGATTCTTTGTAATAGAAGCTTTGGCAGACAAGCTACATTGTCGTGCCCTAACTTAAGTCACTTCTCTAGTGACGAGTTTTGTTTTGAATCATACATAGAAAATACCAAGTAATGAACAACGACTTATTAAGATACAACAGAAATCAAAAGTATATAATTTTTGATACAGAAACCGAAGGTTTGAATTTGGTTAAATCTAAGCCCTGGCAAGCGGCTTGGATTGTTGCGCAGGGCAATAAAATTATTAAGAAGTATGATAAGCTTATATATTGGGACGATTTAAACGTATCAAAAGACGCTGCAAGAATAACTGGGTTCAGCCAATCTCACTACGAGAAGAATGCTGAAGACCCCAAGAAGGTTTGGGATGAATTTTCAAAGTATTTATATGACGACTCTTATAAAATAGTAGGACAAAATCTCTTGGGTTTTGATGTTTATATGATTGATGTTTGGAGAAAACTTATTGGAGAGCCGTTACATCAAGATTATATTAATAGAATCATTGATACAAAAGCTATAGCTACAGCTATTGCCAAAGAGTCTCCTGTGCCCAATCATGATTTTATCTATTGGCAGTATAGATGGCTCAACTATAGAGAGAGAGGTCTTAAAACATCCCAATTAACCCTACTTAAAAAGTATGAGATTGACTTCGACGCTAAAAGGTTGCATGATGCTCTTTACGATATAGAAATGAATTTCGAAATATTCCACAAACAACTTTACGACATAGAACTATGAGATATAAAACCCCATTTCCTGTAGGAGTTAAACTCCCAGAGATTAGCGTCCCCGACTCAAAGCTCCGTGATCTAGGATTGAATCCTGGTGCTTCTTCGTTAGACATCCTTAAACAGCTGTGCCGACAAGGTCTTAGAGATAAAGGTTTAATTAAAGCTGACAACAGAAAAGATTATTATGACCGTACCCAGATGGAGATTGACATTTTGGATGATCTTGGTTTCGTTGATTATATACTACTCAACTGGGACATAATGAACTTTTGTAAAGTTAATGAGATTCCAACTGGCGCTGGAAGAGGAAGTGCGGCTGGTAGCTTGGTCCTTTTCCTTTTAAGTGTAACAAACATTGACCCAATTAAATATGAACTATTCTTCGAAAGATTCGTCTCAAAGAGCAGGGCAAGAAAAATTATTCATGATGGTGAAGTACTCCTTGACGGCTCTTTACTTGCTGATATTGATAACGACATCTCTTATGATAGGAGGGCTGAAGTTATTAAGTATATTGAAGATAAATACGAAGGTAAAACATCCAAAATCCTAACTCTTAACACGCTTAGTTCTAAGCTCTGCATGAAGGAGTGTGGTAAGATCGTGGGTGAGTTGTCTGAAGTTGATGTAAATCAAATTAGTGATACTATACCTAAACATTTTGGCAAGGTTGCAAAGCTTGATGTGGCTTATGAAGAAAGCGAATCTTTCAAAAAGTTTGCAGATCAACATAAAAAATCATATAAAATTGCAAAAAAACTAGAAGGATTAATTAAGAACACTGGCGTTCACCCTTCTGGTATATCAATCAGTTACTTCAGTCAAGGAGATATCATGCCCTTGCAAAAGACCAATGATGGAGCTTTAGTTTCTGGTTACGATATGGATGATGTTGCTAGTCTTAGCGTTAAGTTCGATATCCTTGGTTTGAGGACGCTCTCTGTTGTTAATGATACATGTAATCAAATTGGCATCAAAGCCTCTGAGATTGACCCTGGAGACGAAAGCATCTATGCGGCGTTAGCTTGCCTACAACAACCCAAAGGGTTATTTCAGATTGAGGCTGATACAAATTTCAAGGTTTGCAAACAAATATCACCTAAAAGCTTGGAGGAACTATCCGCTGTTGTAGCTATCGCTCGTCCAGGAGCTTTAGACTTTAAAGATAGGTATGCTGATTATGCCAGAACAGGAGACTTCCAATCTGTGCATGAGTTCTTTGACGACATACTTAGTTATACTGGAGGTATTCCGCTTTATCAAGAGCAGTTGATGAAGATGGCTGTTAAGGTTGGCTTTAGCTTGGACGAGTCAGAGCAGTTGAGGCGCATCGTGGGGAAGAAGAAGGTCGAAGACATGCCAGCATGGAAAGCTAAGATCGAAGATAAAATTAAAGAAAAGAATTTAGACCCTGTTATTGGAGAAGTTTTATGGAAAGTTGCGGAAGACTCGGCTAACTATTCATTCAACAAGTCTCACAGTATCTCTTACGCTTACTTAGCAGCTATTACGGTCTACCTTAAATTTAATTATCCACAAGAGTTCTTCTTGAGTTTGCTTAAGATGTCTAGATTTGAGCCTAATTCTCATGAAGAAATAGCTAAGATTTCTCAAGAGTTACCCTTCTTTAGCATTAAGCTTTTGCCTCCAGATCTAAACCTCTCTGATTTTGATTTTAAAATTGAAGGCAAGAATATTCGATACGGACTTAATTCTATTAAAGGGGTTTCCGATAAGGTCATAGAGTCCCTTATTAATTTCAGAGAATCATCTTTTGAAAACAAGTACGATGTATTTATTGCTGCAAAAGATTGTGGTGTTAATATTGGCGCAATGTCAGCTTTTATTCAGGCTGGACTTCTTGATTCTTTTGTTACTCATGATCGATGCAGGTTAGTTTTAGAGGCTCAGGCATTCAATTCACTTACAGACAGGGAGAAAAGGAATATTATAGAGCTTGGTGAAAAGTTTAATTATGATGTCCTCAACACAATTCATTCTTGCAGAAGTGAAAATTCACCAGCTGATGATGGTAGAATCTTGTTTCCAGATAGAAGATTTAATACATTCAAGAAAAAGTATGAACCATACAAGAAAATATATGAGCAAAACTCTAGTCATATAAAGTTTGCTAACTGGTATTTTGAAACAAAACTTCTTGGTTATAGTTATTCTTATAACATCAGGCAGATATTCACAAGCGGAGATGAACCTTCGTTCAATACATCAGAAGAGGTCAGAAATGCTCAAGAAAGGAAGCGTGTGAAGTTTGTTGGCGAAGTGACAGATATAATAAAAAGAAAGAGCAGAAACAATAATAATTATGCAAGAATTGAAATGCAAGATGAGTTGGGTCCTGTGTGTGGATTATTTTTAGACTCAGATAGAGAAGAAAGGTTGACAGAATACCTAAACTCTGGTAAAAAGTTACCTAAGAAGGGCAGCATTGCCATAATAGTTGGTAGTGCTGGTGACGATATAGTTTTTGTCGACAAGATAGAGACTATAGAAGAAAAAATCTACATGAAACTTTCTGAATTAAAATGAGTGTATATAATAATGTGATATTTAAAGAGTTTAACTTAACACCAAGAGCTAAAAAAGCTTACGAAGAAGCCTATAGGCTTTCTAAGAAGCTGAAACACAATAACGTTAATAATCTACATGTTTTTTATGGCTGTATAAAAAACTCCTGTCCAAAATTTAAACAGTTTCTTCTTAGAAATGGGGTAGCAATCAAAGAACAGGATGTTTTAGATGCCCTTGAAGAAGCTGAAGATAAAAATAAGGACAAGTTTTTTTCTAACACAAACTCAGACCCTTGGCATAAAGAAGTTCTAACTGTAATTAAAGAAGCCAACAGGCTCTCTAACAGTTTAGAACAGTACTATATTGGAATAGAACATATATTTTCTGCAGTTATAGAAAAATCTCCTTACGTCTTAGGCTTATTTGAAGATTCTATTGTAGATTTTGAGATGTTTAAAGAGGAGATGCTTATTTTCCTCGCTGGAGAAGATTCGACATCGTTACCAAGCTTTGTGGATGACTACATAAGCAATCTAGAGTTTATTTCTGACGCTCAAGAAAAACAAGAAAGAGAAACCACAGGCTTTTCTCAGAATCCTCTGCCAGATTTTGCGACTAGTTTGAATGAATTATTTTATGATGATAAACTTCCTGAGGTTCATGGCAGAGACGAAGAAATATCATCTTTGATAGAAACCATTTCAAAGAAAAACAAATGTAACGCAATACTAACTGGTGATGCTGGTGTCGGTAAAACTTCCGTGGTTGAGGCTTTAGCATCTAAAATATGCAAGTTAGAAGTGCCTTCTAGTTTGATTGGTGTCGAAATACTTAGCGTAGATCTGGGCTCTATATTAGCTGGCACTCAATACAGAGGTCAGTTTGAGCAAAGGTTCAAATCAATTTTAGATGAAGCTAAGAAAAACCCAGGGATAATTTTGTTCTTTGATGAAATTCATACATTATTTGGTGCTGGTAGTAATCAAGAAGGGGGCCTTGATGCTGTAAACATGTTGAAACCATTATTGGCTAGAGGGGATATAAAATGCATAGGTTCTACAACCAAAGAAGAATATTTAAAAATATTTAATAAGGATGCAGCAATGAAAAGAAGGTTTTTTGAAATAGAAATTGAAGAGCCATCAAAAGAAGATACCAAAAGTATACTGTATAACTGTAAGTCTAAATATGAAAAATTTCATAATGTTAAATTTAGCAAGCCCATTATTGATTACATAGTAGATTCGTCTGACCTCTTATTAAAGAACAAAAAATTCCCAGACAAAGCTTTTGATATACTAGATCAAGCGGGTGCTAGAGTTAAAATAAGAAACAGTAAGAAGAGCAAGGAGATTCTTCTGCCTCAGAAGAAATTCATAGAATCTATGCTTGACGGATCTTTGTCTGAGGACGAAGTAAGATCTAAATTTAAAGATGTAATTGAGACGGTTAGAACTGTTTTTGAACCTTGCGATAGCGAAACAATAAGAATTAAGAGGGATGATATCAACGAAATCATTTCAGAGCAGAGTGGTATTTCTTTAGATCAAGTTAAAAATTCTTCCAAGGGTTTTAGTTCTTTCTTGGGAAGAATGTCTAAAGAAGTTTTTGGTCAAGATAAAATATTGAATGAAATAAACAATTCTCTATCCTGCGCCAAGGCTGGCTTGATTGATTCAGACAAGCCTTTAGCTAGTATGTTTTTTGTTGGCCCTACAAGTGTCGGCAAAACATACACAGCAAAGAAGATAGCGAAGCACTTTTTTGGAAACGAGAAGGCTATACTACAAGTGAATATGAGCGAGCTTCAAGACAAGACTGGTATGAGCAAGCTAATTGGCTCTAATGCTGGGTATGTTGGCTATGAAGAAGGAGGTATGCTTACTAAGTTTTTAAGTGAGAATCCAAACTCTGTAGTTCTTTTTGACGAAATAGAGAAGGCGAGTCCAGACATTCTTAATATTTTGCTTCATATCTTAGATGAGGGTTATGTTGAAGACAACAAGAACAAAAAGGTTAGCTTCTCTAACTCTATAGTTATACTTACTAGCAATATAGGTCATAAAGAAGCAAGCAAGAAGAGCATGGGTTTTATTAATGATAATGAAGATAAGGTTTCTTCTTATAATGACTCAATAAAAAAGCAACTTAAACCAGAGCTAGTTGCAAGAATAAGTGACATCTTTGTTTTTGAAGACCTATCTGAGGTTGAGTTCAAACTTATAATCGAGCATGAACTAAATAAAATTAAAAACAACCTACAAAACTCTAAAAAAATTAAATTTAACTTCAAAAAAGAAACAATTAATTTCATTTTCAAGCAAATCAAGCTTGAAAAACTTCACGCCAGAGACATTAAAAACTTCATAAGAAAGGAAGTTAAAGTTCCAGTATCAAAGTTTGTTCTTTCTAAGAATAAAAACGAAGAAATATTCATAAAAGGTGTTGACAATAAAATCAATGTATATTAATATACATAACATATGACAAATACAAAACAAAACAAGATCATGAAAGCAATTCGTAGCAGTAAAGGTCGCTTCTTCGGTCTCTATACGAAGGCTGGCGAATCCCTGAACGCACAATTTGTTTCTGAGAGTCCTCAGTATGTGACTGTATATGATAGAAATAAAAAGGGTAACCGTAAGCTTGCAAAGACAAGTCTCTCAGGTCTCAAACTGAGAGAGACCAAGATTGGAGTATCTTAGAATTAATTAAAACCAAACACCAGGCCTAGGTAGAAATACCTAGGCCTTTTTTTATAATACTAAAGTGATAGATAAAGAATACTTTAACAACGGACTATTTCTTTCTGAATTAGAAGGATTGACTTCGGATAATAATAATCTATATTTTGAAGTCTCTGATCAATTGTTTAAGAAAGACAAGATCAATGAAAAAGTATTGAATATAACCCCAGCTGATTCTAATTTAGATTTTGATTCTTTTCTTGTAGAGACTGATAATAAAACATATTGTATAAAACTCTCCTTTGATAAAGATAACTTTTTATTAAAGAACGAGTCTAATTTGTTAAAAAACAACAAGTCTACAATGCTCCCTAAATATGTTAGTTCTGGTATTCACAAAATCGGAGAAGACATTTTATATTTAATACACGAAGTTGATAGAGGTGTCTCTTTAGAGGATGTCGGATCTTCTTTTATATATGAAAAAAGATGGATGTTTCTCCAATGTTGTTCCCTTATGATGAACTTCAAAAGCGAAACTTCTTTTATCGATTATGCGGATTTTGTTTTTAAACACTTTGACTTGCCAAATACCATCCCAGAAATAAGTGAAAAATATATATATCCAGCCCACTCTAAAGAGTCTGTCGATTTAATATTAAAAACAATCAGAGAGTATTTTTATTCATCTTTTGATTTTTCTGTTTTTGAGTGTGATGCATTTTGTCACGGTGATTTAAATCTTAAAAACATATCAACCAATGGAAACTTATTTAAAGCCGAAGACTTTAATTTTTGTTTTCGTGGAAACCCTTTTTTAGATGTTTCGTTTACATGTTTGAATTTTAATTTTAATAAACTGATGTTTAATAATATGATTAAGACTTTTTGTGATATGCATGATTTAAATTATGATGCCAGCAAACCTTTTTTCAGATCTTGTTTAAAAGCCGCTTGTTGTATTTTTATGTATAGAAAGTTTAGCGAGTTTCTTGTAGAGCAATGCGTTTACGAAAACAAAAGGCAACACAAAATGGTTGAGTTGCTGCAGTGCTTCACTAACCTAGAGTGGTGCTTTGAATCGATGCCTTTTTACAAAGACATACAAAAAGAATTCAAGAAAATATGCAGAAGCCCAACTAAAATTCTTTAAATAAATAACTAGAAAAACGACATTCTTTATTTAATATAATTCTAAATAACAAAATGCAATTTTATAAACCAAACTCTCAAAACACAGGTACGGCTTTCGGCTTTAGAATTGGTACTCAAGGGAAATCTGAAAAACCATGTTTATATATGACAGCTGTGAAACAGTCTTCTTGGGATGCTAAGAAGAGAAGCGGTTCTTTTTCCGCCAACGCAAAGGATCCAGACAAGTCTGCTACAGTTAAGTTCAATGAATTTGAGGTAGGTGGTTTTATTTATGCTATAGAAAACTATGAAAAATATAGCACCTTCCATAGTTTTGATGGTAATAAAACTAGTATTTCTCTGGTTCCTTATCAAAAAAAGGATGGCACTAAAGCTTTTTCTTTTACGCTCTCTAGAAACTCATCAAACAAATTTGGCATGGGTCTAGAAACATCTGAGGCATACGCCCTTTGTGAATACTTTAAGTTCGTATTAAACAAGGTGTTTGAATTTAATCCAATTCAAAAATAATGGAAAAGAAAAAAACAGTATTAATACATTCTAATTTCTGCAAGGCTTTTACTGGCTTTGGCAAGAACAGCAAGAACATTTTAAAATACCTGTATAAGACAGGCAAATACAACATAGTCGAAGCGGCTAACATGAGGCAGGTTGGAGATCCTGCCCTTGAAAAACTTCCGTGGAAATGTTTTGGCACGGTCCCAAACAATATGGGATCTCTCCCTGAAGAGCAAAAACGTATTGCTGGTTATGGCGGTTTGTCTATTGATAGTATCGTACAAGAGGTTCGTCCAGATATATATATGGGTATAGAAGACATATGGGCTTTTACTGACTTTAATAAAAAACCCTGGTGGAATAAGGTTACTCCAATGATCTGGACTACTCTTGATAGTTTACCCCTACTACCTCAAGCTGTAGAGTTTGCTCCTAAACTCAAACATTATTATGTTTGGTCTTCATTCGCTGAAAAAGAATTTAAAAAAAATGGTTACGATCATATAAAAACCCTTAGAGGTTCGTTAGACACGGATACTTTTTATAGGCTTGATGACAAGTCTAGAGAAGAATTAAGAAATCAAAATAAAATTAAGGAAGATGATTTTATTATAGGCTTCGTTTTTAGAAATCAGTTGAGAAAATCAGTGCCCAATATTTTAGATGGCTTTAAGCTATTTAAAAAAGACAACAAAAAAGCTAAACTGCTTTTGCACACACACTGGGGTGAAGGTTGGGACATACCAAGATTACTAGAAGAAAAAGGAATACTAAACGACGATATACTAACAACATACTTCTGTTCTTCTTGTGGGGGTTATGAAATTAAACCTTTTGTCCAAGGGAAACAGAAGTGTAAGCATTGTGGTCAGACAGAATCTGAGACGACTAGTGTTTCAAAAGGTGTTTCCGAGTCTCAGTTAAACGAGGTTTACAACTTGATGGATGTATACTGTCACCCATTTACAAGTGGGGGGCAAGAAATACCAGTTCAAGAAGCGAAGCTCACAGAGCTTATAACCTTGGTTACAAACTACTCTTGCGGTGAAGACAGCTGTTCTGAAGAGAGCGGTGGTCTGCCTCTAAGTTGGCATGAATATAGAGAACCTGGTACTCAGTTTATCAAAGCCTCTACTGATGCTGATAGTATAAAGCAAATGCTAGATACTGTTTACAACATGCCTGTAAAAGAAAAAGAAAAGCAAGGTAAAAAATCAAGGCAATGGGTTATTGATAACTTCTCTATCGAAGTTATTGGCAAGCAGCTTGAGGAAATCATTGATTCAATTCCTTATTTGGATGAATCTGAAGACATTAAAAACCAACAATACAACGAGTTTTACGAGATGCCAGAGGGTCTTTCTAATAAAGACTTTATCATAGATTTATACAAAAACATATTAAATGATGATATTGATGAAAACAACAAAGGTTATCAAGTTTGGTTTTCAAAAATCATGTATGGTCAAGTAGATCAGAATTCTTTATATCATCATTTTATAAGTATAGCTCAGAGAGAGAACTTAAAAAAACCTATCTCTTTTGAAGATACTCTTTCAAAGGATGACAAAGGGAAAAGGATTGCTGTGGTTGCAGAGGGTTCTGCTACCGATTTACTATTGCTTAATTCTCTTATAAAAAACTTAAGCAAGAAGCACAAAAATCACAACATATATGTTTTCACAAAACCTGAGTATTTTGAATATATAGAAGACAACACATATATTCATAGGTGCATACCTTATTCTAATGCTTTAGATAATCCAATATCACTAGAAGGTTTTGGCGAACACGAAGGTTTCTTTGAGGCTGCGTACTATCCATGTACAACGACACAAAAAATACCTTGTTACATTCATAACGGAAAATAACATGCCACATTTATTAAAAGAATATTCTAAAAACCTTGGCGTTGAGCCAAGCCAGCCGATTGTCAATAAGCACTTTTACCCTATTGCTCCCGATAAATTTATTGTCTTATATAATGAGAGGGACATCCAATCAAAAAACTATGAGTATTATCAAATAGTCATAGGTTTAATTAAACAAGTTCTTCATTCCAATGGTTACAAAATTGTTGTCATTGGTTCTGATAAAAAATTAATTGAAGGTGCTGATTACTATTATCCAAATCTATCGTTCAGGAAAAACTGTTATGTTATCTCTAAGGCTTCTGCTTTTATTTCGGTAGATAATGCACTAACTCAGTATGCTAGTTCGTGTGGGGTCCCTATTGTTAATCTGTATGGTAATATATACTCATCAATAACTACTTCATATTGGTCCAACAAGAAGAACAAAATTGATATTGAGCCAGAGTGGGATAAAAAACCATGCCTGGGTTTGATAGACCCAAAAGATTCGATCAATACAATTAAAGTGGAGGATATTGCTTCATCAATTATAAAATCTCTAGGCTTCAAAGGTGATTTCGATTTAAATTTTAAAACCAAAAGAAGAAATAAAACAAAACATTTTCAAGTAGATGTGATACCTACTAATTATGTAAGATCTTCTTTGTTTGATAGGAATGTTATCAACCTAAGGTTAGATCAAGGTGTCGTTGATGAGAAAGCCCTATTTCTTTATTGCGCTCATCACCCATGCAATTTAATCACTAAAGATTTTTTGCCGTCTCCAGAAACTTTAAGAAAAATAAGCAACAACATAAAGAGAATAATCTTCAGGGCTACTGTCATGCCAGAACAAATACCAGAAGCCTATTTTGATTTGCTCAAAAAAATGGAAATAGAATTTTTGTTTTTGACTAGCAATAAAGACATACTGGATGAATTAAGATTGGATTATTTTGAACAGAATGTTGAATACGTTGACTTAATAAAAGAAAAACCTTCTGATATTGACCTTAATGATAAATTTATATCTTTTAAAACAGTTGTAGAAGGTGATAAAGCTTATAAATCTTTAGCTCATTGGAAGAAAAAGATTGACTCTGACAATAATGTATTGGATAATATTAGTTATTGGGAAGAATTAGATTACTTTTATATTTATGAGCAAGAAAACAACTAAGAAAAAAACCGCAAAGAAAACAACTACAAAAACAAAAACAGAAGCTAAAAAAGTTTTTGGCCCAGATGTTTATAAAAGAGACAATCATGGTCTTCTTGAATCTGTAGACTACGTTTTTAACGAGGACGGTTCTGTGAATTGGAGGGCTATGATCAAGCCTGAGTTTCTTTATCCAAATAAGGGTTGGTTTGATATGAGGGGGCAACAAGTTCCTAGCTCTACAGAGGGACTTAGAGACAATCAGCTTTTAATTATGCTTGGTGGTATAAAGGACCTTGCTCGTTTGAGGGGTTTTCATAGCGTTGAGTTTGATACGACAACAGAAGGTGATTATGTGACAGCAAAGTGTTGTATAACATGGTCTCCTAATTACGAAAGCAATAACGAGCATGTTCTTTATGAGGATGTCGCTAATGCTACATCAGAAAACACAGACGACTTCTGCTACAAGTTTCTTGAAACCATCGCTTGTAACAGGGCTTTTGTTCGTTGTATTCGCAACTTTTTAAACATTAATATTGTCGGTGCTGATGAGATTGATAAGTCTGTTAATAGATCGACGCAGAGCCAAAGCTCAACTCTCACTCAACCATCCAGCAATGCTCCCATAACGCCTTCTGGCTTGCTTGAGAAGACATTGAAGGAAAAGCATAGCGTGGAGTCCTTCGAATCATTCAAAGAGCTTTTAAGGGATCTATGGAAGTCTGAAAAATATTTAAATGAGGACGTTAAAAACTGGAATGGTTTTGCAGACATTTCCGCCAAAGAAGCTAGAAAATTAATAAGTATTATTTCTAAATGATAGAAAGAGTATTAACAGCACCTAAGTTTAAGATTCTTGCTGACGATATCTTCTCTTTGTTTGGCGAAGAGAACGAACATGAGTCTCATGTCTGTGGTCTTACTCATGACAAAGAGTCTATAGTTAGAAATATAGGTCACCCATCCTTACTTCAATGGGATGTGTTTGTGTGGGCTAACAAGAACGTTGAAGGTAAATACGATGCTGTAGTAATTTTTGTTAATGATAAAAATGCTAAATTCAATACAAGTATTTTTTCTGAGTTTGTTTGGTTGTCTAAAAATCCAAAAGTTGGATATAAATTACTTAAGAAGGCTATAGATTTCGCAAGAGAAAAGGGGTTTGAATACATATCAATATCTAGCGTAGAGAAAACAAAAAACTGTAAAAAAAACGAATCGTTTTATAAAAAACTGGGGTTCTTGAAAGACTCCTCAACATTTATTGCAAAATTATGAGCGGAAGCACATCAAAAAAAATAAGAAGAATAATCAATCCAAGAGATGAAATCACCAAAAGAGTATACAGAAGAACCAAAAAGCAATACTTAAAGGTTCCAAGTAAACTTAGAGATGATTTTTTAAAGTCTATTGATGAAATGATTAATAAATAACTTACATTGAAGTTTTATAATATTTATAAACATCAAAGGGGTTTCCAGATGTGTTGCATAGCAACATGAACCCGCTATCAAAATATTCTAAACTAAAATTAACACTATTACCAGATTCAAAATCATCTTTTATTTTGAATAGTGGGTATCCATAATTACCTGACTCTTTAGAGGATCCAGTTGGGGTTACTATTATTTTTCTTGTTTCTACAGAATAGAAATCATTCTCTTCTCTAAACTCAAAAGTATAATCGAAAGTGGTGTTTCTCCACTTGCCTTTTTCATCTATTGTCATGCTGTAATAATCAGGAGATGCTTCTGTTATTCCTTCTTCTTGATAATCATATATATTTGTTTGTGTGTAAGGACTGGTTTGGTTTACGAATATTTTATCTAGTATACCCGAACCAGAATAGACAGCATAATCAACTTCTCTTTCCTTGAAGTCTATTACCGCAGCATTCTCAGTCGAGGATACCTTAAGTTGACTTGAACTATTGATATTTTCAATAGGTTCTATTTCTTTTTCCATTACAAATGGGCCAGTTATCCATGTCTCCCCAGGTCCCAATACTGAATAAGCTTTATACTGAAACCAGGTCTTTGTATTGTATTGCAGACCAAGCCCTTCGTCATAAGCCAAATAAGAAGAGTCTTCTAAGTTATCTACTCTTTTTGTAAAAGTAAAACCGTTCAAGTCTATTTCTTTTCCTTGGTATGCAAAAATGTCAATATGTGAATATTCTGTATAATCAGCTTTATTTAATAGATTTACTTTAATATCTATCCTATCTTGTGGTATACCTCTGTAAGGGTATGTATCTTTTCCACTTGGTATTATTTCAGGCTCATTTAAACGCTCTTTTATATATCCACTACCCAGTGAATCCATATAAGCACCAAATGGATTGTAAAAATCTTTTGACCCAGAAGCTATAAGGAATGATTCGTTTGGACTGTAGTCCATTATTACTAGGTTCCAAGATCCGTTGTTGCCTGAAAAAGTATTTATGTCTGATGAAAAATTATCATAACTAATAAATCCAGACAAATCTTCAGGCTGAGTTTCCCAAGATAAATATGCCTCCCAAAGATAATCAGATCCTTCGTGAGTTACATTTCCAGATGCTCCATATTTCAAAGGAAGATCATAACCGTCCAACCCATATAATTTACCGCTATATATATAACCAGACGGCTGTAGATTTCCGCTCAAATAAACACCGTTAGGTTCTGTGTTTTTTGTTGTTCCGCTGCTATCTATAGTCTCTACATTTTTTATTTCTAAATTATTTCCATATAAAGCTAGGTAACCAGATGGCGTATACAAACTCGTATCATCTATGACTGTGGCTTTAATGCCAAAATCTTTTTGATAATCTCCAAATATCAATTCGTTCTGAGTTTTTGTTATAATTATTTTATTATCTATTCCGCTTTGAAAATTTGGCTCTACTATAGTTCCATTTTTATCAGCGATATCAAAAACTATAGCGCTACAAAATTTACTATCTATAACATCTTGTTTTGTTTTCAATAAATAGCCATCTCTATCCATTATGTTGAATACGACTTCTACATCCTCTTTTTTGTGGACTCCACTACCTGTACCCTGTGAGTTTAAATCATCTAAATCATGATTAAAATCAGGTTCGAATTCTTTTATATTGTATATCATATAATTAATTTATTATTACAAAGTCTATTGCAGCTCCATCTGTTAATACAGCCTCTTCAAATTGGTCTATATCTACTGTTTTATATACTAATGGGGAATCAAGATAGTGTGTATAAAAATTCTCGTTATCCCAGACAGCACCTAATGCCTGTACAGACATTCTGTATTGACCATTTATATTAACATTCTCTATATCGTAAAATGTTTCTACTGTGTCATAGAAATCAAAAGAAGTATCAAAAGAGGATCTTATGCCGACCCTGTAACCAGTTGCTCCTTTAACCCTATTCCACCTTCCTTGCAATGTTACTGTTAATGTTCCTCCAAGTTGTTGAATATTTCTTGCTACCCAACTAACATTACCTGGAGAAGGCAAAGGGAAATATTTGCTTTCTTGAGAACCTTCATCAATAGAGTATAGACTTTCATATGGTTCTATATAAGTGTCTACATCTCTGAAGTTTGTTTCTTCTATTGTCCTGAATTTTCCACTCTTATAGAGAGAGGCAATAACCTCATATGAATGAGTGTCGTCTTCATTTATTGTGGATACTTTATAAACTCTATCTGTTGTGTTTTTATTTTTAAATCTATATACAGAACCTTGAGGTATTAAAGGTAGATATATAGAGTTATCATCATTCATGTCGACGAAGAGCTTTGCTCCTATACTATTCTCATCTAGATTTTGTCCAGATAATATTTTTATATTTTGTATTTGTTTTGTTTCGTTTATTCTTACATCAGCATCAACCACAGCTCCATTGTAATTGTTTGAAAGGTTAACAAAATTCTCTGCCATTGTGAAATTGGTAGAATTTCTACCTTCTGGTTGGTTAACATTAAAAACTTTCCATTTGATATCTAATTCTGCGCTATCATATATCTCAATATCATCATGCCAATACCCATTACCTTCTTCGTCTAGCATATCTGCAGAAGTAGGCGTTATGATTTTGTCGTATGTGTTATTATGCACCCATTTTCTGTTCATTGGAGAAACAGATTCATTTCCAGTTGAAAGAACCCATCCAGTAAACTCTATTGAATACCACATATACCTTCCTTCTCCAGTGTAATAAGGGTATTGATCTCTTCCTCCTGGTATATCTTCTCCATTTTGAATTTTATCCCTGAATCCTGATTGGTAACTATCGAAAGAGAACTCTCCAGTTAAATTTAAATTGCCTAAAGCAGATCCATTTTTATCAAACAATTCAAAAGAATCATATCTGTTTCTATCTAACAACAATACATCTTCTATATCCCTTACTTGTTGACTTCCAGTTGGTATATAAACAGTTAAATATCCCTCAAAATTACTCTTATCATAAATATCAGTAATTCTTATTGTATTTTCATTCGTATCTACATTTAATACTCTGCCAAAATTGCTCGTTAAAGTTTTAAGCTCGTCTTCAATAATAATTAAATCTCCAGGTCTTACAAGTATTCCCTCTAGTCCAGTGGAGAATGAAACTGATTCATTTTCTTCTGTTGCTTGATACAAAGCATGTTCCCCGAATCTTCTAGCTTGAGCTCTTGATGTTACGCCAAAGGCGTCTTGTCTAGTTTTTACTATACCTCTTTCTCTTATATCGTTTTCGTTTTCTATGTATTCTATTTTAGCTTCATAGTTATCATCCTTATCGTTATATGCTACTTCTATAGCATTATATTGTTCGTCTTTCAGGAAAGATTGATAGTTAAAAATACCTTCGACAACATTAGCGTTAGTAAAAGTCATTACGGGCTCTTTAATTCTATCGTCAGAAAACGATACGACTGAATCAGTAAAATACATAAGGCCTCTAAAGTTACTCGAAACAAGGCTTAAAGCGTCATATATTTTTATGCTTCTGTCGAATATGGTGTTGCAAGAATACCTTGGTTGTCTACCTCCTGCTTGTTTAATAGTTCGAAACAGACCATTTGAATAATTTGACCCTTGTAAAATATTATCTGTTACCCCCACAAAATAACCGTTAGCATCAACAGCATCACACCATCTTCCTATTTTATATAGTTGCCATTTATTTATGTTTGATTCTTCTAAAACATCTCCAAGACCAATCACTGGGTCTGTAAGCATATCATATAATATCCAAACTGGATTGTCTGTCCATCCATATCTGAATGTACCATCCCAATCTCCATCGTAAACTTTTGTTTCGTCTGTTTTTCCAGCTTCCTCAAGATCCTCGGCGCTTTCCCAAAATCTTTTATCTGTTCCTCCAGGATTCAAAGGAAAATAATTTGTTGGAATTTTTACTTTTTTCAACCTACAATCATATGACCTTTTGGGTATTTCACCGAAAGTTCTAGCATCTACTTTTGTTCCCACTAATGCTGATAGTGGATAATTTAAAGTTCTCGGAACAATTTCTGTTACTTTAGCAAGGTTTGCTACCTTTTGTATTAAAGTAGAGTTTCCCTCTGTAGATAATTTAGTAACCCTTATGTATCTTTCTCGATAAATTTCCTCATATCCATAACTATTGTCAAATCTTGCAGTAGGCAGTTCAAAAGGTTCCACAAGAGACCCAGTGTATTCAGATTCACTACTGGAGCTCGAATCTTTATAAAGCTCTTTTACATAATTTATCTTATCAGATTCTCCAGCATTATCTGGATTTCCTATGTCTACTCCAGCGCCACCTTCTATTAAAGATATTACTCTAAAAAAACGATCATAACTTTTCACGAAACGTCCTTTGTCTGAATTACTTTGAGGAGATATATAACCGACCTCTACTCTAAAGTTTACTATTCCTGGCATTTTTGTGCCCACCTCTTTACTATTGGCCCAACTTACTTGATCAACATGAAGAGTGTCCCACAAACCCTCTATAGTAAGAGTGATGTAGCATGATTCAGCATCTGGGTTATATATAACGTGTGTTATGGGTTGTGCTTTTTCGTTATAATCTTGTTTGAAGTTATTCCATGATGAGAACTCAAAAGTTTTGTATCCAAGCTCTTTGACAACTGATGGTCTGGCATCACTACTACCTTCATCAAGCGCAAGCAACCAATCCTGTTCCCCAGAATCTACATTGACTCGCATTGCAGGTATGGTGTCCTTAGCGGGTACTCCAACAACATTATCTCGTGTATCACTGTATCCAACATTTACGCCATTACCATTGCTAGTTGCGTTTTTTTCGGACACAATTAACGATCTCTGTCTAGGGTTTCCATTACTAGTTAAATATATACCATCAGAACGGAAATTCTGAAGAGATTGCATTCTTCTTGATGGGTCAGTATTAAATGGACCTAAGAGTCTCTTTGATATATCTCTATCTAAATGTACATCTTTAAAATAACTTAAAGGTTGTTGTTTCTCTGCTGAGTCGCCAGCTCTATACTCAGCTAAAATATTTGTATAGTTATATTTACCTGCTAAACCTTCTGTAGTTCTAGGCATTTTAAAAATCCCTAAGCTTTCTATGTTCCTATAAAAATTGACATCTGAATTAGCCATACCAAATGCTTTTAACGTACCTTCTGGTCCGCAGGTAGTATTGCCGTTTATAGGTTGGGCATAAGCAACTCCTTTTCTTTGTTTCGACTCTGCATTTATAAACGTTAAATAAAAACCCTTGGTTTTTCCATTCCATGTCCCAGTGTCTTCATCTAAAACTGGAATCAACATATTAACAGTATTTATATCTCTTAGGTACCAAGGGAAGGAGCCAGGGTAATCTTTTAAAACAAAATCAATATCTCTTTTTCTAACACGCTCTTCAATAGTTAGTGCAGGTACTTCGTTTATAAAAGTCCATTGATCATCCCCTTGATTAAAACCTTCCAATACATAAGTGGATTGATATTGAAAAGCCATGTATGGTTTAGCTAAATTATCAACCGATCCAGCATTTTTGAATGAAACCTCATCATTACTAGCTCTTCCTCCAAACCTTTGTTTAAACTCTGATATAAATGTGTCTTGAATAAATTGCGTATTTCCAAAACCATAGGCTTTTAACTTTGCCCTTAAGTATTCCCATTCGTATGGGTTTTGATTCCTGTTCGAATAAATATTAGAAAGTTGGTTGATTCCGTGTCTAGCAATAGAAACATCTCTTTTATAGGAACCGCCTTCTTGATATCCTACTGAGCATGTTGAATCATCGTAGGCTTCAGGGGAACAGGTTCCCTCCTTGTATAGATAATTGTAGCCCCTAAAAATCTCTTGATCTATAAGAGCCCAGGTTGGACAAAATTCGTGTCTTAACGACGCAGTTATTGTTCCTGCGTTTATCGCTTTATAAGGCGAGCTAGATTGGAAGAATTTTGAGTTAGACATTTTTGGCCAACCCAACCCTTTAAAAGATCCGTTGGTTGGAGCTGTAAATCTTTGATCTCCGTAGTGTTGAGCAGGAAAAGCTTTCTTTGATTGTGTTCCACCTTTATATCTATTGACCAACGTACCTGCAAACCAATAAGATATAGGTTTAGAAGTGCTCCAAGAAAAACCTGATTTGTTTAAAATATTTTCTTTCCATGTAAAAGGTGCGTATGTTTTTGTTTTATATTTTCCAGTTGAAATACTTACAACTACCGATAAAGAAGTTCTATATGCTGGTTGTAGTCTTATATTTCTATTGTTATCTGAAATTACCACTCCTATATACTTGAACTTTTCTATGATATCTGACTCACCACCAGTACCTTCAAAAGACCTGCTGCCAACTCTTATTTTTTCTGATGAAAGAGATTGTTCTACTGGGACATCATTTAAATAAACGCCTTGTAGTAATTGGCTATTGTCAAGTCTTGAACCAAATTTATTACATAAACCATCTATAGGGCCATGACATATTAAATCCACAGCTTCGGAAAACTGATAAGAAGCCCCGATCTTGTAAGAACCAACTCTAGGTGGTTTTAATACTGGTGGTTTTGGAGGAGGTGGTTTGCTACCGCCTTTTTTTGCTCCAGCGTATGTGAATTTTTTTATTAAGTGTTTCATTTTTTAATTATCAATTTCACTTTCTGATTCTGATATAGTTCTATCTAATGCAAATGGATTTGCAAGCATAGCGTCTGTTGGCGTAGTGTTTTGTGGGTAAGTTTTAACTGTGGCTTGTATAACTTTAGTGCCTGTTCTCATTCTTCCATATCCTATAGGTACAGAGACACCCTGAGCGGCAATATTAGCCCTGTTTGCAAAAGCAAAAGACTTTTCCAAGCCTGTGACGCTGCTTTCTGCAGCTACCGCATCTGGGAATTGTTGTTTTGGCGCCAGCAACATAGAAAGACCAGTCGATAACAAGACGCCACCTATAATACTTAACGCAGTTATTCCAAGGAAGGCAGTTGAACCAGCTACCATCAATCCAACCCCAGCAATAGCAAGAGCAACACCATGACCACAAACAATAGGCACAAAATCTATTGTCTTTGGCTGACTACTGTCTATTTGATGTTTTTCTTTTAAAATCTCACCATCTACTACAATACAATAATCTAAGCCAATTTCAGCAAGATTGTTTAACTTTGCCAAAAAACCAGGTCTATTAGCATCTATAGCGTCAATCAAAGTTATTAGACCATCAAAACTAACCATCATAGTCGGGTCAAATTCTTTAGCTAAAATACCATGTAATTTTATTTCAGTCATCTGTTTTTTTATTGTACTCGTTTATTTCTTGCTCAAGTTTGTCTACCAGATTTGAATCGTTCTCTATTTCTCTTGGTTTATGCACGTAATATTTTTTTGTATTAAGTGCGTAAATGGAAAAAGGAACGCAACTATTTTCTGACATCAATATATCAAATTCAGAAGGTTCTTCGTTGCCTATCACATGACTATGGAAAATAGATATAGTTTGATATTTATTTTTAAACATTAAATATTGTAGTGGATCTAGAACAAAATTACTTCTAGTATCAGGTGCAATATTTTTCCCCTCTTCAAACACATAATCTTCCCCATCGTAGCCAATTAAGCCACAGACTTCATTAGAAAGATAACCCTCGCAAAAAGTTGCGACTTCTTGCAGTGTTTCTTGTATGCTTTTTAATTTTTTATTTTTCATTTTATGTTCTAAAAGGATATCCATCTGTACCAGGGAACCCTCCGAAGTGAAGCGTTCCGAAAAAACCTTCTACAGTTACTGGCCTTCCAACTACGGGCGCCCTCAGTAATGAGGCATCTACATTAAGAAAATCATAACCGCTTCTTGTAAAAGCCCCAGATCCACCTCCTGCATAAGAATAATTACTTCCTGAGTAAACTAATCTTTTTCCATTCTTGTGGTCCGTTACATACCAAAAGCCATCGCTTTTGTATGGCTTTTGCCAAAACACCAAATTATTAAGCAAGCGTTCTGTACCAGGATCCCTATCCTTATCTACATTTCTTATAGCACTATATTTCTTAACCATTTCTACATCCCATGCTTTATTAGATAGCTCTACGGTTTCTAAGGTTTTACACGCATTCAAATCCCCATTGGAAAGAGACTTATCCCAAATAGCAAGAGCCGCAACTTTCATGTCTTGAGTGGACCACTTGTCTATGTATTGGTCTGCTTCAGTTGTTGCAGCGTCAATATCTGGATTATTTATAAAGTTAAATACTGGCATTGATGTATTCCCACCAAATAAAACAAGCCTATCTACATCTGTAGTGTGCATATTCTTAACAAAAAATGTTGTTTGACATTCTACAAATACAGTAGTTTTTTCTTCGTTTGCTGGGTAAGTTAAACAAGACCAGTTAGCTCTGAATCTAGGCTTACCAGCGTAAACATCTTTTCTTAATGAAAAAACAAAATTCTTACTGTTTTTAACATCAAAGCCACTCTCTGGTACTATCCTGTTCCCAAATTCATCTTTCGCTCTAAAAAAATCTCCTGGTCCTCTGTCTCCAACCAAAGGAACTCTGTGCACTCTAACTGAGCAACTGTTGTTGTTCTTGTATGGTGCATATGTAGGAAATTCAACATATGGATATTTTTGAAGACCCAGAACAAATTGTCTATGGTTTTTATTATAACCAACAGTCGATCTTCCTGTTTTTAAAATTATCTGGTCTACATCTTCATATATTTCATCGTCATTATCTTCTTCTCCCTGTAGAAAATATGGATATCTTTGAGGAGGTCCTAAATATGGTATATCAAGTAGTATAGTAAATTCTTTATTTAAATCTGTCTCGCTTATGGTAGTAAATGGAGCACTAAGAGCGCTACAGTTATCTCTTTCTGTCGCTGAAAAAGGAAAGGCGTTTTCGTAGAGACTCTCTTGATTATAATTCAAATACTGATTTGCTCGGTGAGTGTAACCCCATCTATTTAGGCTATATTTAAATAAATTTTTAACTTTGTTGATAACATCATTATTATTAGATGTTGGCTTTATATAGGATTGATGTTCTCCTGGTCGGTAAGATTCTAAATCCCACAACTGCTGGCTGTAAGAGTCATTTTCTAAATATTTTTTATATTTATCATATTTTGCAAATCTAGACTTGCATTGGTGAACTTTCTTACCACAACCGTCTTTGTCCCATAAGTCAGGAAATTCTCTTGGGTTTTGCCCTCTTTTGGCAAAATCTCTTGCTACGTAATAAGTTAAAAGTGGTCTGAATATACTAGCATCCTCGTTGTCTTGTATTCTTACCCTATCATTAATTGTATATACTATGTGCCCAGGTCGATAAAATTTATCTGGATTATAAAGGTCTTTTGGGTTTTGGTAAGCGAAAACATAACCGAAATTTTCCATGTTTAGAAAACTTCTTCCGTCTGCAATGGCTTCATTTCTCGCAGTATACCCTGTACTTTTAAGCACGTTTTGTGCGCCACTTGAATTTGAAGTGAATGGCTTACCATCTTCTCTTTCTATAACAGTTCCTTTATATTCGCAGCCAGCACCTCTATAACCCCATGGGCAGTATTTAGCTAATACTTTTCTATTAGTTAAGTCTCTCGCCTCTATGTCTAATGGAGATGTTACTTCTAGTTCTACATAAACTTTATTTTCTTGTCTTTTTTGTGATACTAGGTAAAAATCTACTGTTATCTCAGCGTTTGGGTCTGGTTCTCCCCATGGGTTACCACCGTCAAAATTTTCATCATCCAAGTATTTTAAAAACGTCCTTCTTCTCTCAATCTTAGCGTTCCTAAAATCTTCGTTATTACTTAATAGGTTTGTAATTAGATAATCTTTATTAGAAACCCTCATTATAGGTCTATTAGGTTTGGTGTTGGAGCTTACAGAGAAGCCCTCTGTCTCCATTGGTATTGGGGAATACAACTCCCCTTGCCAATATATACCTCCTCCAAAAACAGAACCATTATGTATGTTTATATAAGCTGTTGGTTTTGAAACTGTATTTGGATATATTCTATACAACTCTATAATAGCTGTTGGTTCCATATCGAACACAGCTTTACTTATTTTATCCCTAGACCTTTCTAATCCCATACTATATACCTTACACTATTTTTTATATACTACAGTTTAAAAGGTATTTTTAAAAAAAATAATAGACTTATTGCTTTATTTCTTTACTATATTTCAAAGAAACAAATAACATGAAAAAAATCATTTATAGAGTTAAAGATAAAAAAGGTAAGTATCAACAAAGTTATTCAGAAAACCTTAAAGGAGCTTACTCTTGGGCTATTTCTTGTGCAGAACTGACAAAAGGTACAGTGCATAAAGATACAGTTAATGAATTTGGGCTTACTGAGTCTTCTGAAAAAGTCTATCCTAGGACAAAAAAATGAAAATAGGAAAAGTAAACTTTGAAGATAAACATTTCTTAAAATCTTTAAAGAAATACCTTGTAGAATCACGACCTTATTCTGGTTTTAGTGATCAAATGTCGGAGCCGTTTCTAAAAAAAACTGTAAAAACTTTCATTAAAGAGGATTTACTTGAATGCGATTACTCTTCTTGTTTTATTTCTAGTGAGGGAGAAAACCTGTATTATCTTTTTTGCAAGAAAGATGAAGACAAAAAAAGTTTAGATATTGTTTTTGCTTTCCCTAACACCAACCTGATTAAAGGTAATGTTTTCTTGAGTAGATGGCCGTTTTGTTTCTGTCATTTGTTGCTTGATCAACTTAAACAGTCTGGTTTTGAAAAAATACATGGTACGATACAAAGAAAAAACAGGGAGAACGAATATGAAAGAGCTTTAAATAGGTTTGGTCGTAATATGTTTGATATAGAACTTATTGATGGAGACATGTTCAAAAGTGTTACTGGGACTAAAGAAAGTTTATTAAAAGCCTATAGTAAATTAATTAAAATTTATAAAAACAAACTATAAATGAACCATATAGATTTAATTCTAAAAAATATAGATTTTGACGACAAGGAATTTCAAAGACTTTTCTCTTTTTATTATTTAAATTCATTCCCATATGGGGATGCAGCTTTTATGAAAACAATATGTTCTAGGATTAAAGGTTCGGAATCTCTATTGAATGACTTAAGAGAGAGTGACTTAAGTATATGCGTCACTGATAAAGATGACTATATGTTTTTTACTTTCTTCAAAAAAGAAAAAGACGGCATAAATCTTAGCTATGCTTTTCCTAATCAGTCGACAAGAAGGCTCGGTCCTTTGTATGTAGGTCTCTGTTTTTATAAACAAATGCTTGAAGCCTTTGATTATTTTGGTGTAAATGAAATATACGGAGATATAGAGAGGGTTTTTAAAAAAGCCAACTATAGAAATTGGCTCAAAAGACATCTAAAAGTAAGATACGAGGACA